AGATGGTAGAGGAGGTGTCCTCCTCCACTAGAGAGTTTGTCAAGCTAGAAGAACGTATTGAGAAATTGGAGGATTCGTTAAAGAGAAGTGCTGCCAGTGTTGGCAACATGAATCAGAACCTAGCCCAAAGTGCTCAAGCTTCAGACTTGGCCGGCATTAAGCTAACTGCGCTTGGGTACAGCCTAAGCCAAATTGGGTCTACACTTAGGGGGTTGGGTGGTGGGTTAGGTTCTGAGATGCTAGGGGCAGCAAAGGACTTTGAGAAGACCAGCATTTCTCTAAGGGCCTTGGTTGGTGATACGGAAAAGGCGGATAAGCTGTTGAGGGATATGACCTCGTTCGCAGCAAAAACACCTTTTGAGATGCCAACCCTGCTTGGTGCCACGAAGATGCTGATGCAGTACGGCACCAAAGTTGAAGACGTTTTGCCCATCCTCAAAAGCATCGGTGATGTTACTGGTGGTGTTGACGCGCAGAAGGTAATGCAGATGTCTTATGCCTTTGGCCAGATGTCCTCCTCTGGCCGACTGATGGGGCAAGACTTATTGCAGATGATCAACGCTGGATTTAATCCCCTTGGAGAGATTGCAAAGAAAACTGGCAAGTCAGTTGCCGAACTGAAAAAGGAGATGGAATCAGGCCGCATTACAGTCAACATGGTAAAGGAAGCCTTTGCCCAAGCTAGCGGTAGGCTGGACTTGATGACAAAACAGTCGAAGTCACTTGAAGGCTTGCAATCAACCCTGAATGACAACGTAGGTATCTTCAAGCGGAAGCTAGGCGATGAGCTAGTGCCTACAATGAAAGCATTCGTAGACTGGCAAGGACGGATGACCTCTAGCTTTGACGGACTTGGTGCCTCTAGCAAAGCCGCTATTGCTTATACGGCCGGGGCAGTTGAAGTCTTAGGCATCGGTACAGAGAAGCTATCATCAGTAGCCATGACCCTGGCTGCCTTAAAGCTATCCGGTATGGGCGCAATGATGTGGAGCGTTGTTCCAGCCACGATTGCTGCCGGCGCAGCGACTGTGACTTGGCTAAACTCCATTCATAGTGTTGTGGGTGTTACGAAGATGATGACTGGTAGCGCAATCGCTACCGCTGTCACCTGGCGTGTGGGTGTGTATGGCGCAATTGTAGCTGTCACGTTAGCCATTCTAGACGCAGCTTCCGCACAAGATAAGCTGAATGAGGCTTTTGCTAAAGGTGAACTTCTGTCTGGCAAGTTTAGAAGGTTTGAAACTCAGCAGCACGAAGCTGCAATGCAGTTGCCTGCGGGGGCTACAGAATTCCAGAAGACGGAGGTTTACAAAAAGGAAGCAGATCGACTCAGCGGAAAAGTCAAAAGCCGACAGCAAAACATTGGTCAGAAGGAAGCCAGACTGACCCAGATGGAAGGGTCATTTGAAGAGTCTTGGTTGTGGGGTGGGGCAAACATCAAGCAACTACAGAAGGAAATTCAAAATGATCGCGCAGAGCTAGAACATCTGCAAAGCATGGCTGCTGAGGTTGCTAAACTTCTCAATCCCACTAAGGATAATACGGCTGCCGGCGCGGAGGTTCTAAAGTCTCTTAAGCTGCGGGATGAAGCGATTGGTAAGACTGCTATTGAAACAAAGATCCTGGAGTATGCCAATAAAGGATTATCGCAATCTGAACTGGATCTTGCCAAGCAGAGAGAGCCTCAGATCCTAGCCAAGGAAATGATTCATAAGCTAGAAGAAGAAACGGCTCAATATGGAATGTCTGAAAAGGAGTTGGAAAAGTACAAACTTGAGATGTCTGGTCTACCGCCACTTCTTCGCGATGCCGTACAATCGCACATGGACTTGAGAGATGCAGCAAAGAAAGAGGCAGAAGCACGTAGCCTGGCCGAAAAGCAAACCGCAGAAACAGAAGCTGCGGTGCGCAAGACTATAGAAGCTCACAAAGAAGAGGCTGAAGTATTAGCTGCTGGTAGTAAAGAGCAATGGCTACTCAACAAAGCCATGAAGGAGGGATTGGAAATCAGCCAAGCTGCGGCTTTAGCTGATGTAATTGCTTCCAAAGAAGCAGAGGCACAAAGGAAGCTAAAGGAGACTAAGGCCCAAGAAGAGAAAACCAAATCCCTGAACGAGGGCAAGAACCTTATGGAGAAATACCTAACTGCCCAACAGAAATTTGAAATCAGGGAAAAGCGTCTTGCTGAATTGCTAGAGATGTCGGCCATTACCCAGTCTGTATTCAATGAGGAATTAGAGGCAGCACGTGAAGAGCTGGACAAGCTACAGAATAAGAACATCTCCGTCAAGTTTGATGTGAAGGGCGTTGATGCTGTAGCTGCCGGTAGCGCTGAAGCAATGTGGCGCATCGCAGAATTTGAATCAGGTCGGGGCCAAGCCGCAGCGATAGCCCGTGGGGCAAGAAGAGGACCAGCGTCTAACTTTAGAAGTCAGAAGCAAATGATTGCCAATGTTGATAGATGGTCTGCCAGAACTGCTAAAGAGCAGGGACTTGCCCCAATGCCAGTTCCTAGTGGAGAACTGTCAGATCCAACGGATGAGACAACAGTTGTCTTGAAGGAGATTCGAGACTTGAACAAAAGGCTGCTAGACAAAGATCCACTGGAAGGTGTTGAATTGTCAAACGCCTCTAGCGGAGGAGGACTATAAATGTCAGCCTCGGTATTTGGTGGGCCTAGAGCCTGGGGTGGTGGCCGTGATGATGAGGGCTATCGTGAGTATAAGGTAACTCACCTGGTAAAGACCACCAGCGCTGACGATGGTCCAACCACTGTAATGTTTGCTAGTGGTCTACCCCAGATTGGCGCTTTGTGGCAGTTCGGCAACGACAATGACCAGTGGGCTTTCTGCTACCCCTGGATGAATATCACACCCCACGATCCAAAGGAAGGTGAAAAGCATTTATGGTGGATGGTTGAGCAGAAGTTTTCTACCAAGCCCCTCAACCGTTGTCAGGATACCCAAATAGAAGACCCATTGCTAGAGCCACAGAAGGTTAGTGGGTCGTTTGTTAAGTACTCTCGTGAAGCTTGGATTGATCGTAATGGCAACCTGCTGAAGAACACGGCTCATGAACCGTTTAGAGGACCACAAGTAGAGTTTGATTGCAATAGACCCACGGTAAGAATCGAACAGAACATTTCTTCCCTGGGGTTGGCTACATTCACGGCAATGATTGACACCGTGAATAACAACACCCTATGGGGCTTGCCTAAGCGTTGTATCAAACTGTCGAATGCTTCCTGGCAACGACAAATTCATGGTACTTGCGACGTATACTACACCCGCACATTTGACTTTGATATTCGCTTCGAGACCTTCGACGTAACGCTACCCGATGAAGGCACGAAGGTACTCAACGGCCATTGGGTTAAGGATACTGCCGATTCCAATGTATCAAAGTATGTTGTATTGGCCCTCAAGGGCGGAGGGGCCCCTAGCTATACCAATCCCCAACACTTCATTCAATATCTAGACATGCACGGTAACCCAGGTAGGGTTTTCCTTAACGGTAAGGGGCTGCCAGCTAATACTACAACGGCTAGCTACACCCCATCAGCTACCAACCCAACAACAGGTACGGTAGCTTCTGGGGATGTTTACCTACACAAGTTTGAGTTCTACGGTGAGAGCAATTTCCTGACGTTGGGAATACCCACTCAATTCTGATAGGCTCTATTATGGCAAATGAAGCTACAGTTCGATCCAGCTTACAGATACTCAAGGGGAATATCGACTACCAAAGTCGCCCAACCTCTCATCAAGAAGATGTGACGGGTACGAATGGCCCTTGCCCCGGTGCAATTACGGCAACGGTAGCTGGCGTAGATGTTGACTTTAGCCCGCTAGTTACTCCAGGTTTGGTGTCTATCCACAACCTGGATGCCACAAACTACGTTGACTATGGCAACTGGGATCCAGTAACCAGTACTTTCTTCCCACTGGGTGAGGTGCCGCCTGGAAAGGTTTACTCTTTCCGTCTGTCTCGTAACTTAGGACAGGAATATGGTACTGGTACGGGCACCACAGGAACTGGGGCAACCTTCCGCGTCAAGGCCGATACCGCAAGCTGTAACGTCGTAATCGAGGCATTTGAGGCATAATCTAGCCGTCAAGTCTGTAGCTCAAACAGGTTAAGGAGCGAACCCGTGGAGCCAATCGAAGATTCTCAAGACAGTGATCAGTCGCAAGACCCTGAACAACAAGAAGCCAGTTTAGCAAATGAAGAAATTCAGGTTACGGACCAGCTACAACCGCAACTGCTGAATCTGTCTTCAGCGTTACAATCTAGCAAGCCTCAAGACCATATCACTGTGGTACAGAATTGGTATCACAGTGTCATTGGTGAAGACCCTGTTCAGGTAGAAGGGCACTTCTCCAGGTTCTTAAGCACCAGCGAGCAGGCCTACACTCGCTGGCTCAAGGTTAAAGAAGCTTGGATACCCATCGACCTGGGTTGGATTACCAAGGTTGGAATGGTCGTAATCCGCAATACAGGCACCAAGTTCACTCAAGTCCAACCCTCTCCTGAACAAGTAGCAGAGGCAGCAAAACAAGTGCTGGAAGTTTCTTACACAAAAGACTCCAAGCGTAGCTTCCTCATACCTCCTGGCGAAACCTACCCTTTCTACCCCACATCGCCAGAAGATCTTTGTATTCGCTGTCAACATGGCGAAGTTAGATTCACTCTCTGGGTCTACCCAGGATAGTATTATGGCTAAGAAGACAGGCTACCTGATCTCTGAAGAAGACTATCGCATATTCCAAAAGCTGATTGCGCGTGAGCGTGCGCGTGAGCAGGTGCCCAGGAATCGCCCGGTATCCTACGTGCCAGGATTAGACCACACTGCACCAGAGATTTACATAGCCAAGCCAAAGACCTCGATTGCCGCTTTAGCTAGTGCTAAGCCTGGTGAAGGTTTGTTTGAAGCCTACCAAATCCAAGACAACTCCGAGGGTGATCCAGAGTTATTCTCTGTTGGTGGTCTAGAGAAGCTGGGTTTCAATCTATCCAGTTCTGCACTATCCACTAGCACTTACTACATTCTTCTCAGAGACAAGTTCGGCAATTGGTTGCCAGTTGTGGGTTCTTCAGATGCAGAAATTGTTGAGTGTGAATTAACGGAAGACCACCCAGGAAAAGATGTGGTGTTTGAAATACAAATTAGCGCTTGGGATTCAGATTCTGACGGTTGGGTTTATGCACCAGGTACGGGCACTTCGGAAGTTGGACACGGAATAGACCGACGTTCTGTTCCTGACTACCCACTGGCTGGGGCTAGGGGGCTATTTATGAAGATGCCTAGTCTAACCTATGGCATCTTATATGAATGCGTGAGCTTAGACTGTGTTCTATCGGGCACATAGAAGTAGAGAAGTGTGATGGGACGAAGATGTTGTTGTAATGCAGTTGGGGGGCCATGCACATTTTTCCCTAGCTGCACTCCGTCAACTTGCTATGAAGTTGTATTCAGCGGCATACCGTCTCCAAATACTCACCTAAACAGAAAGTGGTATTTTTCTCAGCGCCTTGACAACCCCTGCATTTGGGATGCCAGCTATTGCTATATTGAGCCAGGAACACTCATTGCAATGACTGAAACGATGTCTCTGACCATGTTGAGGTCCGAGCTTGGTGAATATGAGATTTGGGTGGTGGGTATGGTTGGGGCTACTCACTACCTAGACTATGGAACTACTCCTCCAACATGCTCCACGGTGTTTACGGGATTTACTAGAATCTCTGGTGATGACGGGAATTGTGATTCGGTTGGTCCTGCTGCCGCAGATAGTTGTCCAGCTACAACCGGCCCATGCAATGCCTGCAAATGCCAATTGGCTCCAACAACAGTCAAGGTTGTAATCGCAGGATTCGGTGGTGATTGCACCACTGGTTGTTCTCCCGGAAATTGTACAGACATCAATGGGACTTACATATTGGACTTTACTCCAAGTGCCAACTGCCTTTGGGTTGGCTCTGTGGTTAATGTCTGCCGTTTCTCCGGAGCATTGCAACTGCGATTAATAGCTGGAAACTACCTAACCTTATTCATTGATCCAGATGACTTCTCAGAGGTTCCCATTGCTTCAAATTTTGCCCCAGATTTTAATTGCCTGGGTTGGAACAACTATGAGTTGAGTGCTGGCTCCTCTTGCTGTCCTTCTTCCCCATCCCCCTCCGTCGTTATCACTGCAATGCCATGAACCAAGATTGTTTGTTCGTTGATCATGTATGTTCGCAATGTGGAAGAAGGCTTCCTTTGGGATTGCCTGATGACACCAGACGGGTATGCCAAGCTTCACAAGGGCGTACACCCGCAACAAAAGTGAGCATCAGCTTATCTGGTGTTGGTACTGAGTTAAGCAAACTGCTGGCCAAGGTTGGCATTAAGGCTAACGAAGGGTGTAAGTGCAAAGCTAGGGCAGAGGAGATGAACCGTCGTGGTGTTGCATGGTGCGAAAAGAACATTGAATTGATTGTTGATTGGTTAGAGGAAGAATCCACAAAGCGGCACCTACCTTTCGTTAGGGCTGCTGGTAAGATTTTGGTTAGACGTGCGATACGTAGTGCCAAGCGTCAAAGTAAGGAATCGCTAAAGCATCAAGACGACCCCATTCATCAGTTGAGAGGCAAGTTTGAAATGCAACCTACTGACGAAGCCTTTACCGATGGCTAGTAATGTTGTCATACCGACTGCTGTCTACAGAAGACCCCAAAGAGCAAACAGGGGTTTGGCCAGTAAACAAGTAATAGGGATTTCCTGAGTAACTGTAGTTTGCGGGGTCATAAATACCATAGCCTTCATCCGACCCAGCCGAGTAAATAATGGGAAGTAGTCTCCAACCAACTTCTGTAGTGTGCGGGGCCGTTAGTGACCCTTGTCTAACAATGTTTGTTGGATTTAGATGGTCAGGGGATAATTCAAATGCCTTCTTTCGAGAAGTGGCGTCATCAATGGGAATTACAGTGGGCTGGATTTCAGATTGGTCCAGCCCCGGTGCCCACCTCAAGAATCGTATTGGGTTGCCCCACCCATCAACAAATACTGGCAATTCATCATCAGTATGTCTTGAAATTTCATCCTCTCTAAATTGGTCTGAGGCTTCTGGATCATATGCTGTGACTACCAAGTACAGGAGCTTTGCCGAAGCATTAGCGTTCAAAATCTCCTCAGCTTTGACCAAACTGTACTTTGTTAGTAAGAAATTCTTTGCCTTTTCGTATCGGATTTGGATCTTTATTGCATTATGTGGCTTTTTGTCAATCCAGGGTAATCCGCCGGACCACAAAAATACAAGAGGACCATTTGTTACATCACTCCAGCGGTCAGGCATTTCCATGCGCATAAGATCCCTAACAGCGTCCAACCTTCTGCCTGCTAGCTCTGCATTACGAATGCTTGCTGGGATAGGGGCAAAGGTTGGAGAAACGAGATTGGGAAGTCTTCGTTGTTCATAGTCCCCGTACATACTGGAGAGATAGGTGTCGATTTTGGCAATCGTGGCGGCTGTCCTATCAGCCTTAACAGATTGAGATACGAAGTGCATTGCGACAATTGCTATGCCGGCCAAGATAGCCACAATTGCCGTAGTGCAAACGACTTCAATTAGGGTAAATCCTCGCTTCATGGCTAAACTCCTTTGCTCAACAGGTAAATGATCTTCAACAGTTTCTCAAACAAATCCGATGTCGCGCATACAATTGCAACAATCGTTAGCAGGTGTACGGCACTCACTAGTCTTTCCACTTGCTTTCGCAATCCACCATCCTTTTCTAAGTCTTGGTTCAGCATAAATCACCTCTTGATTGGTTAGGCTACGTTTGGGACTACAGTATTTAGTATACCTATTATCGGCAATTAGGCAAGCGAAACTTTAGCCTTCTTTCGGGTTATTACTAATATGAATTGGTCATACGGAGTAACAACAGTACCTAACCGCAAGAACACCTTGCTGCCTAAGACGCTAGCCTCATTAGCCAAGGCCGGGTTTGAGTGCCCAAGGTTGTTCATTGACGGTGCAGAAAGCAACGCTGAGTATGCACACCTTGACTTGGAAATTACTGTCAGGGCACCTAGTATTCGCACCTTTGGTAATTGGACGTTGGGATTGGCTGAGTTGTACATCCGCAATCCCAACGCTGACCGTTATGCAATGTTCCAAGATGACTTTGTAACCTACCGCAACCTCCGTAGTTACTTGGAGCAACTGCCTTATCCAGATCGTGGCTACTGCAATCTCTACACCTTCCCAAGAAACCAAGCGTTATGCAATGGTAAGAAAGGTTGGTGTTTGTCTGACCAGTTAGGAAAAGGTGCAGTAGCTTTAGTATTCAATCGTGAAGCTGTCCTTACACTGTTGTGTCATGAACACATGGTCAATAGACCCCAAGACCCGAAGCGGGGTTGGCGAGCGATTGATGGTGGTATTGTAACGGCGTTGAAGAAGGCAGGTTGGAAAGAGTACATCCACAACCCTAGCTTAGTGCAGCATACAGGTATTTTAAGTTCAATGGGCAACGCCAAGCACCAGCAAGCTATCAGCTTCAAGGGTGAAGGTTTCGATGCTATGAAGTTACTGTCCTAGTTTAGAGTGTAGAGTTAGGAGCGAATGACAATGAACGTCGGTTCTGTAGTGTGGGCAACGCAGTCTGGTTTAGGAATCCTTGCCAAGGCATTCTACGATCAGGGTGTTGTCAATCGAACCCTCGTAATTCAACACCCACACTATGAAACTCATTGGAATTGGTATCCACAACAAGACAATCGTTACTTGCCCCACGAAGTTAACAAGTTCTTGGATGGGCTAGACGTTCTGTTGCTATTTGAGACGGCCATTCAGTGGAATGTTGCCAAGCTAGCACAGCTCAAGGGTATTCCAATCGTGCTGATGCCAATGTATGAGTGGACGCCACCCAATCTACCAGTCATCATCGACAAGTACCTGTGCCCATCTCTACTTGATTTGCGTTACTACCAAGGTAAGCCCAGCCGTCTAGGGGCGCAGTTTATACCTGTGCCCATAGACAAGCCCTGGCGACTACGTAGCAAGGCCACCCACTTTGTACACAATGCCGGGCATGGGGGTACGGGCTTCCGTAATGGCACGCCAGAGCTATTACAGGCCCTACAGTACGCCAAGAGCCCCTTTAGGATTACCATACGAGGGCAACCAGGCATTGTAGGCCCCAAGCAAGCTAAGGCTGCTGAGGGTCGTGTACAAGCATTGTTTCACAAAGCTAAGTTTGATCCTAGAGTCGAATACAAGCTAGGCGACTTTGCCTATGATACGATGTTCAACGAGGGAGACGTGTTTATCTTCCCCGAGAAGTTCAATGGCCTTAGTCTGCCTCTACAGGAGGCTTATGCCAGTGGTATGTTGGTGATGGCTAGCCATAGGTTCCCCTCAAATACGTGGTTGCCTACTGACCCTCTCATCCCAGTCGAGCGGTACAACAAAGTCCAAGTTGCGATACAAGTTGAGGAAGCAGTAATTGATCCAAAGGAGATTGCACACTGTATTGACACTTGGTATGGTCGAGATATTGAAGAGTTCAGCATCAAGGGCAAGCAGTGGGCTGAAGCTAACAGTTGGGAAGTTCTCAAACCGAGGTACACAACCTTACTGGAGGAAGTCTGTGGCACTCCAGCTAAGTAACGGTCTGGTGTTTCTGCACGTACCAAAGACAGGAGGTCAGTCGATCCGCAGTGTATTGCAGTCGATGAACCTACTGGCTTCTGAAGACGATATGCCTTTTATTGGTGAAGTTGAATGGCCTTTTCGTAACGACACGACAGACCCCAATATCATTCCCCATGCTACTTGCCGTGGAGTGGGCGTTGATCCTGATTGTTGCTTTGCCTTTGTTCGTCATCCACTCAACTGGTATCGGTCGCAGTGGGCATTTACAATGACCAAGCGTGGTAGCTTGGAATCTTTCTTGGCAACACCACCAGGACCAGATGAGATTGACTCAATTGGTGTAGGCGACTTCGCAGACTGGGTAGAGATGCGATTGCAAGTCTATCCAGAAGGTATGGTATCCAAGCTGTATTCGACTTACACCGAAGGGATTGGACTTGTAGGCAAGCTAGAGAGACTATCTCAAGATTTGGCTTGCTTGTTGGGAATCCCTAATCTGCAACTGCCAAGGGTCAATAGTAGTGACCCACAGTTTCTATCGCAGGCAGTTTACCCCAGGCAGTTAGCAGACCGTGTATTGGCTGCTGAGCAATGGGCTATGCACCAGTTTGGTTACGAGGTATCTGAAGTCGAAGAGTTTATTTTGTAGGCGAGGGGCGAAATGTCTATCCTGTTGGCTACGCTCTGTCTCAACGAAATGGAGCATTTGCAAAACCTCTACACCCAGCATAAAGACTGGCCTGGTTTAGAGTATTGGGTGTTTGTTGAGTCTGCGGATCGGTACTATGCCAAAGCTAATCCAACCATGGTATCTAAAGAAGGATTGAGCATAGATGGCACTAGCCAGTTTCTAAAGTCATTGGCAGAGAAAGATCCACGGGTTATCTATATTCCTCATGGGTTTTCTGCGAATGAGGACCCAGCGCAAGGCAAAGTCGAATCCCGGCAACAGTATCTCAAGGTTGCCAATGAGGTAAAGCCTAATTTCATTTTCGTGTTGGATGCAGATGAGTTCTACACCTATGACGGTCAAAACCAGATTACTAGGTTGATGGCCCAATCATCAAGAATGGCTGCGGGGTTTCGCTTCAAGCATCGTTACCCATGGCGGCCAGCGTCTATCCTAAGTCAACCACTATTTGATTTGGAAGTCATTGGGGCTTACTGGAGTATACCACACGTTCGTGGTTGGCGGTTTTACCCTGGAATGCGTTATGCTTCCAACCACAACTGGCCAGAAACTAAGGATGGTCTGTCTCTATCGAAAAGGGTTATCCGCTACGATGCCATGCCTAGTCCTAATCCTGAGTGTGCCCACCTGGCATTTGCCTCTAGCCACAAGGTACGCGCTGCCAAGCATAAGTATTACATCATACGTGGGGAAGGGCTGAGTGATGGGCGGCAGATGTATGTAGACTGCCGCGCCTCTTTCGAGACTTGGAAGCCAGGCAAGAAGCTACCCCATGGAGCATCTATCATTAAATACACTGGGCCTATCCCTGAAGTGTTTGAGCAAGACATCCAATCCTATTGCATCTAGATAAGGAACTATAGGTGATTGCCACTAGAAAAATGGGCGCTTGTGTTGAACTAAAGATGGCTGGGGGCAAGCTGGTTTACCATACTAAACCTGGTGGAGTAACTGAGATTGTTGATATTGAAGTTGCTGAAGCCAGTCGTAGGAAAGGTATTGGTGGCCAACTAGTCAAGGCTGTTGCTTCCTGCGTCGGTGAACACTCTGTTATCCATGTTTTCACAAGAAGGACTAATGGCATTGCTCGACTGTTTTACCAAAGCCTCGGTATGTTTGAAGTTGTGATACCCGGTTTCTACCCTAATGAAGATGCTTGCCTATTTGTCAATAAGGAGCGACCCTAATGGCCGATAGCTACTTGCCCATCCGTTCGGAAGCCTTCTGGAAAGAACGATTAGACCAAGTCATTGGAGACCCACGAAATCTACATCGTTGTGTTTACGACGTGGATGAATTGGTCTGGGATGACATTCAAGCTTGGCATAAGCAAACCCTAGAGTCCTTGGTAACCAACACTAGGGTATTAGATGCTGGCTGTGGTTATGGGGCCTTGACTGAAGTGTTGCCTAGGGTAGCCAAGTATGTCGGGGTAGACCAATCCAGTTCATTGCTCAAAGCCATGGATTCGCTCTACCCAAGTTATCCCAACGTGCAATCCAGTTTGGATCAACTACCGTTCAATGATTACGAGTTTGATTGGGCTATCTGCCGTTCCATTCGTACCATGACTATAAACAACCTTGGTGCGGTTGAGTGGTTGCGAATTGAACTAGAGATGTTGAGAGTTGCTAGGAAGCTATTGATCCTGGAATACGAAACCCCTAGAGAGTTTACTGTTGTTAGGAGCGGACATGCGAGACATAAGAAATTGCTCAGTATGCGTGATCGGTGGAGCCGGATTCCTAGGGTCACATTTAGTGAACTACCTACTGGAGAAGAGGAATTGCCAAGTGCTGGTGCTGGACAACCTGATCAGCGGGTTGCGGAAGCACATCCACAAGAAAGCGAAATTCGTTTGGCACGACATCAGAGAATCGGAACTGGAGACGACGAAGATACTGAAGAGCCATGATGTTCAGTACGTCTTCAACTATGCTGCGGAACCTTACATACCAGAGGGTTTCGAGCGACCACTACACTTCTTCGATATCAATGCCGTTGCTGTCCTCAAGGTGTTGAATGCCTGTCAGGCAGCCAACGTCAGGGCTATCCTCCAGGTTAGTTCGGCAGAAATCTATGGTGATGCTAAAGGCAAGATCAGTGAGGATGCACCTGTTATCCCCCATAGTACCTACGGTGTTAGCAAGATGGCTGCTGATGGCTTGGTGCAGGTGCGATGGCGTGAAGCCAAGGTGCCAGCTATTGCTATGCGTCAATTCAATTGTGTGGGCGAACGAGAAACTCACGAATATGTCATCCCAGAAATTATCAGCCAGCTAGACCACATTGCTAATGCAAGCACAACGGCTGTTGTTCGCTTAGGCAACAATAGTGAACGAGACTTTCAGTATGCAGGTGACGCCGTTAGGATGGCTGTTGAACTGCTGGAAAAGGGGCAGTTTGGTGAAGTTTATAACATGGGCTCTGAAAGTACTATCAAAATCTATGCCTTAGCTGAACTGATTGGCAAGATTATGGGACACGACCAAGTGGTGGTTTCCCCAGACATGAAGCGTATGCGACCCTGGGAAATCTGGCATCTCCAGAGCGACAATACCAAGCTATACTCAGTGATTGAAGCTAGACCAAGCGTTACTCTACGCGAAGCTTTGCAGCGTACGGCTGATTACTACCTCTCTAACGGATGCAAGTGGGATTGGTAATGACAACTCAACCAAGGAAGTACGTAATTGGTAGTGGTTGGTATTGTGCCAGGGGGCGCAGGTTTCCTAACGGAGGCAATCACTACTCAAGATCACAGCCTTTCCACGAGTTGTGGAAGCATTGCGTCTTCAAGTACTCTCAGCCTGCCGGAGTGTTAATTGTAGATTCAGCCTCACCCATACTACCACTACCAGACCATAGGGAGCAAGTACTGAGCCTAGATGCCAACTACCAGAACACAGACAGTCTCCTAAGTGGTTGGGGCCGTAGCTTCATCATCAGTGCCATGTACGCCTACAGTTGCATGGCGGACCTAATCTACGTAGAACAAGACTGTTTAGCCATTGGGGATTGGGTTGATCAATGCTACAGGCAGTCAATGGAGTTTCCAAAACGGTTTCTAGCCGGCAAACCTTACGAGGATGAACGTAAGGTCAAGCACCACGCCTTACAGATGAGCCTGGTATTTGTGCCTCGTTACCTTCTACCAGAATTGGTAAAGGCATTCTTAGAGGGGCCTTTAGACAAGGGACGGGATGAATCACAACTAGGTCTGTGTGGTGTGCCATTGGCATTCCACACGTTTGGGACTGGCAGAACCCGACCCTACGATTTAACCGCTAGTGCTGTAGAAATTCAACACTGGACTGACCCAGAAATACTTGAAGCGGCTGACTACTTAGGCTTGGGTGACCAGGTACGCAACGACTACCAGCACAAGGAAGACTGGGAATAGCAATGAAACTCCTATATGCTTCCTCAATACCGATTGATGCCCCACCGAATAAGGGTGGCCCCAATCGTTGGATGTTCAGGGAGTCACTGAAGAAGTATGACATCCAAGGCGAGAACTTCACGCTGGGTTGCGCATTCAACCATAATGGTGATGACACCTGGTGGCGTCTACTCAAAGCCTTAGAAGCGCAACCTAGTAATGAGGTTGTATTGGTCAGTGATGCTTGGGATGTATTCTTTACAACAAGTCTGGCGGTAATTGAGCGAACCTTCCTGGAGTTCGATGCCCCAGTTGTATTCGCAATGGAAACCAACCTGTTTCCACCAGAGATACCACGCTTTGGCCAGATACCTGAGGCACCCACGCGCTGGCGATACATCAACGGTGGGCAGATTATAGGCTACGCTGGAGACTTACTCAATCTATTCAATACCCCAGACTTCTGGCCCCGTGAGTTGTGTTGGTGCAACCAAGAGGCTTACAACCGCTGGTGGATACTGCATCCCGATAGTAAGGACTTTACCTTAGACTTCCACTGCAAGTTGTTTTGCAACCTCTATGACAACCACAAGATGGAACGACCAGTACTAGAGGCAATCGAAGTTTGCAACATCGACGGGCAGAGACGACTTTACAACAACGAAACAGAAACCTTCCCTTGTTCCTTCCACGGTAATGGTGGCTGGGGTCCAACGGCTGCTAAACTTTGGCGCATGATTTCAGGTTAGGAGTAACGAATGGCAATTGAAGATGCAGACTATCAACAGTTCCCTTACGTATTTGCTACGTTGCCGGGCTATGGCACCGATATGACTACTGCCCTACGCAAGGCTGTTAGAGCAACCCTGTCGCATCTCGTAGGCCAACCACTTAACTACCTGGAGATTGGCGTGTGGGAGGGGCGTAGCGGTTGCTGGATGCTTGATAACGTATTGACCCACCCAGATTCGAGGTATACCGGCATCGACAACTGGACCAGCCTGCCCCAAGTGCCAATCTTCGCTAGAACTCACCTTGGTTACCATGGCAGCAAGGCTTTACTGATCGAAGGTGACTCCAAGAAGCTTGTGCCGCAACTGCGAGGGATGTTTGACATTGGCTTCGTAGACGGCGGTCACGACTTCGAGACTTGTTATGCAGACCTTTGCAACGTGTGGGATAAGCTCAAGCCTGGTGGCACGATGATTGCCGACGATTATGCCTTTGGCCCTAACCTGCCAGACGTGCCTGTTGCAGTAGATAGGTTCTATGCAGAACGTGATGACGCTGAGCTTATCTTCAAAGAGGTTGCTGTTGTTTTCAGAAAGTCACTACATTCTAAGTAAGATCAATGGAACCCTACCAAGAATTAGAACTGAGGTTTGGTGAGTGGATTGGAAACCCCAATACGGTTACTTGCTCCAGTGGCACCGCAGCATTGCACCTAGCCTTAGAGGCTTTACAGTTACCGATGCACAGTTGCGTAATGGTGCCGGAGTTTACGATGGTAGCTTGCGCCAGGGCAGTTACGATGGCTGGACTGCATCCCATCTTCATCGACTGCGGTGATGACTTGCTACTAGACACGAAGGTCATGCAGAGCAAGACTGTACGGCATCAGTCGGCGATTATGCCCGTGCATATCTACGGCCGTCAATGCAACATGAAGGCCATTATCGACCATGCCAAGAACAACAACCTGGCAGTGATTGAAGACATGGCAGAAATTCATGGGGTTAATCCACACCCCGAGAGTGATGCTGCTTGCTGGTCATTCTACAAGAACAAGATTGTGCATGGCGAAGAGGGCGGTATGGTTGCCTTCAAGGAAGCCAAGCACGCTGACAAGGCCAGACAATTACGCTCACTAGGGTTTACCCAAGCTCATGACTTTGCTCATATTCCTAGAGGGCACAATTACCGTTTGGCCAATCTGTTAGCTGAGCCAATCCTAACCAGCTTAGCCAAAGTTGACAGCAACCTGGAATGGCGTCGATGCCAATCACAAGACTGTGATAGCCAATTGCCACCAGAATGGAAGATGCCCACTCGCAACGTCGATTGGGTTTATGACCTACGAATACCCAATATGCGGGCAGAAGTTCAAGACAAGCTTGTAGCTACTCTAAATGACAAGGGAGTTGCTGCACGTCATGGGTTCAAGCCGATGAGTAGCCAACGAGAGTACCGCAATGGTAGCTACCGACACCTCAACGCTCATCGACTGTCGCAAGAGGTTGTTTACCTACCCATGCATGAAGATTCCAACTTTCAAGATGCTGCCGATAGTGTCAACCTCCTAATCGAAACATACCATCAGCTTGTTGGATTACCTGTTTAGGTAAAGTGTAGGCCCCAGTCCCTCCAGTCCTGACTGATCGCTCCCGGTTGGGCTGGTAGGGGCTGGGGTATATTTCTACTCTACGACTTATCTACAACAACGTGTGGCTTGCCGGTTACCTTGTTGATAACGTTGTCAATACGAGACATAATCGTGGGGTCGTACACTGCCCCGTCCTTCGAGTGAGCCAGATGAATTTCCTTTCTAGCTTCCTGCAGCATTGCTAGCAAGTCGTGGGCAGCCTCTTCAAAGAAGGTCAATCCATTTTCCTTACCGAGTAATTGGCAACGGCAATTCACAGTTGGGTAAGGATTGTTGGTTGCCTAATCACGTCAGTAACAACAGCCGGGTGAATCCACTCGATGTCTGGACTTCCATCGTAGTGATTTCTCTCAAACTGAACTTTGTAGCTTTGAGGGGCTACCGCTAAGACCTTGGCTTCCAGTCGTATCCAGTCAAACCCTCTATTAAGCAATCCTGCGGCAACAATTACCGAGTCTCCAACCTCTGGAATATCGCAGCACTGATCCATCACCAGTTTCTCAAACTGTTGCTGCTTGTCCTTGCGAATTTTATCTGCCCTATCAAACTCCCTATCCATTCGTCCGAAAATGTCTTCGTCCATGGTATGGTACTCCTCTCGATTCTGTGGTGGGTTAGGTAAAGGCGAAGGCTAAACGGTTACGTAGAGGGCCCTGGCTTGCGTTAGGTTGCGTCGTAACTGCCGTAAGCCCCTAGGGTACTAGTTTACCGCCTAACGCAACCTAGGGCATCGTAGGGGCTTTAGCAGTAGGCCCCCTATTTAGGTTAATTGTGGTGGTAATGGTTCCTCTAGGGCAAGATCTTCGGCACGTTCGCTCGCTCTGGACGACAAGATGTGCAGGGTGTTAGCCAACTCGCATAGGCGTATTCCATTGTTGTGGCATTGATGCTCCATCATATCCATTGCATCGTCCCACTCAGCATCCAGGTTGGCTTTTGCTGAGTTGACGTGCCGTAAACACCAGACGGCAATCCAAAATAAGATGTGGTTCATACTACATTCCTTCTCATTTAGGGTTTAGTGCCACCAAAGCACAACTGGAGTCGATGGTGGTAGGGCCTGTAGGAACATCAGTACGGCGTGGTTCCATCCCTCTTGCTTCGAGGCATCAATCTTACGGAACTGGCCAGCATTGCAATAGGTTAGGGGAAAGCCATACTCGTCTGTTGCTCGTTTCTCGATTCCATCTTGTTCATACCAGTTGAAGTCAACTGGATCTGGTATCGATAGGGTTGGTAATTGCTTGACCAGATCAAATAATTCTGAGTCTCGGTCAATTTGTAACCTGTCATAACCAGGTCTGTCGTCTCGGATTGGACAAACGGTTAGGTCAATGCCCATTGCTAGCTCCTATTGCGTTGTGCTCGACGTTCAGCAACCATGTCCTTCAAGGACTTGCGTTTTGCTACACGTCGAGTAAACCGGGGGTGGAATACGTTGTCTTTGGTGTAAGCGTAACTTGGGATGGGTTGGAAGCCGCACCTAACGCAAGTGGTTCGCCTGCCCAGGTCTTCTTGCATAGTATGGCAGTTAAGGCAGACGACGGTTGTTGTGGTTGGAATTGTGGGCATTGTTGGGTTCCTAACGTGGTGTCATAAGACAACCAGTTGCATAGTACTCATCCCACTGGTTGGTCTCGATGTTGTACTGCTCGATGCGCAACCCACGGTCAGTCTCTCGGTTGTAGGCTATGCGAGTGCAACAGGTATCGAAGTGGGCTTGGGTGATTGAGTTGCTATTGAACCCAGTTAGGTCCAAGACAACCAATCCTTCTTTCGTTACGCGAGTGGTTAGTACGGTGATCATGGTATTCTCCGCTGTGACGGCGGTTGGTGTTACTCGATGGTGATCTTAATTACGGTGCCTGTTCGATGGTGATCTTAATCACCGTGCCTGGGGGTAACACCCTGACGAATTTGTCGTCAATCTCTTGCTTGTTTCCGCTGTAGGTCATTCCGACATCATTCAAGCAGACTGCCGCCCATTCAGAGGCATAATAAATGTGCCCCTCTTTATCTACCCCAAATGTTCCAGCAGGCATATCCTTGATGGAAACTTCAGAAACACCCTCAGACATGATTTGACACTCGCTCATTGTAAACTCCCTATACTCGTAATGGTGTTGTTACGAAACCCAGATCAACTCTTCTATGCTTCTGGTAATTCCGACGTAGGCCAGATGGTCTTCCTCGGCACGCTGCCAAGCTGTCTTCGCCATTGGATGGGGAAGAGGGGATTCCTTGGGTACGAGGATGAAGACCCGTTTAGACTCCAGGCCCTTCGCTTTGTGGATCGAGCTAAGCTTGATGCCTTGGCTGCCCTTGTCATCCGTAAACATAGCCTCTATTTTAGCCACCACCTGGGCTGCGGTTTGTTGCCCATCCGTAAATGCCATGAGGCAGTCATGTCTGTCTTGCAAGGCAATTAGCTTGGACTCATCATGGTTGCGATTGGCATTCTCTCGCTTGGACTCTTCGTGCAGCCAAGTGTCAACTCCCATAATCAACTGCACTGCGCTGTAGCACTCTAGGCTTCCATCGTCCTTGGTGCCCAGAATCTTCTTTACGGTCTTGACTAGCCCTGCGCCAATATCTCGCCCTTGAATGTTAGCCTTGCGGCCTTGGCGAATGAACCTGAAGCATTCTGAAACCAGTGGTGCGTTACAACGGCATAGGATCATATCCCCGTCATTGACTAGACGATGGTAGCTGTCAATTTCACTCTTGATGTTTGGTCGGCTAGGGTCCTTAACCTCGATTGTGGTTTCGCTCTTGAACTTGGCATAGCTGATCTTGCCTTCGGGGTTTGTTGGAAATGCCTCAAAGTCAGGCACGTACTTTTGAGCTTCACGGACAATTGCCTTGCCGCAGCGTCGAGTTACAGTAAGAGGCAGGTGTAGGCAACCACGTTCAGTTTGCTTCAGCTCACCTTCCAGGCGAGACATGCTCTGTGAATCTGCCCCTGCGAAACCGTAGATCGCCTGAAGAGGATCGCCACAGTAAATCAGACGCTTGCCGGCCATCTTCGTTAGAGCATGTTGTCCACATGATAAATCTTGTGCTTCATCAACAAGTAGCAGGTCATACTTGAAGACAGGCAGTTGCAGTACAACCGGCAACCAGATCATGTCGTTGAAGTCTATGCAATTGTCCTTGGCAACTTCCTTGCATCGCTCCAAGACGCGGGGCACCAAAGCAAACACTTCTTCTGACTGACCATTGAGTTCGATGTCGTAATACGAAGACAATTCTTGCAGTGTGCCAGCCCAGTCAAGTTCCCCGGCAGGATAGGGCTTGCCTCGCAGATCCATTTCTACCGTGTTCATCTTGCAGAGGCCAACCAGTTCCTCAGTCGCCTTGAGCAGTGTGGGCTTCTTCATGCGAAGGACGCGGATGTCCTCTTCTAGCAACTCGCAGATGATGTCCTGCACTCGATAAGAGTTGGGAGCACCCAGCTTGGGGAAGGCGTTATGCAACGCATGGTAACCCATTCCGTGCATCGTCATAGCATCACAACCCGGTGGCACTCGGTTCTTAAGCTCAGCCGCAATCGACTTGTTGAACGCCGCGAAGCAAACCGTCCTAGCCCCCTTGGATTGTTCCATGGATTCCCAGATGACTGCCTGTTGAGGGCTGGGGGTAATATCTGTATCGAGCCCCATAACCTTCTTCAGCCCCTCCACTAGCACCGTGGTTTTTCCACAGCCGGCTCTGGCTTCAATGATGAGGTGTGGGGCATTGTCTACGTGCTGAACTGACTTGGCTTTCAGCTTGTCAGCCAGAGAGGTTCCAACTACTGACGCCCTCTCCATAGCAGACTCAGCATTAGCAATTGCCTCTCCAAGCCTTCTAGTTCGATTGATACAAACCTCAACAACAGGCTTTGCTGGCCTGTTACCAGAGGATAGTATCTGTTGGGTTGCCTTCTGGGCGTTACTGAGAGATTTAGCTCTGTCCACCCCAACCAAACTCCCTGTCGAGATAGGGGTCGTAGGGCGCGATGGCTGCTTGGCTGCCCCCTTCTTGGTTACCTTCTTCGTGGTCTTGCTGACCTTCTTGGGTAAGCGAGGCTTAGCTGCGGTCTTACGTGCAATCTTGGCGGGGGCTTTGGACTTCGGTGTCTTGCGAGTCATGGTTAGTTCCTTGTTAGTTGGGTTAAAACTCAATACGTTCGACTTGCAGATGCCAGGACATAAACCCCTGAGACTGCAAGTCAGCAATAACGAATCGTCTTGCCTCTTCCTCGGTCTTGTTTTCAATTATGTAGTGAGCAATGGCCTTATGCTTCTTACTACTGTCCTTGTAGTAAGTTGCCGTGATTCCAAACTTGACCTTCATGGTTAGTTTCCTTGTGTTGGGTGACCACGGCCGTCCCGTGGTAGGTTAGTATAACTAGTTATTTGTTGGGGCGTTATCCAGTAGTAATAGCCTGGGCCCCAGCCTGGGGTTTCTACACGGTTGGCTACTAGGTAGCCTTTGCGTATCAGCCATCGCACTTGCTGGGGACTTAGGTTGAGTTTCTTAGATGCTTGTGCTGGCGTCATAGTTAGATAACCTCCGCAGAATGGCCTTCTTTGCGCACCAAGGTTACAGCCCGTTTGAGGTCGCGAATTCCTTTGAGTAGCTTGGTTAATCGCTTGCATTCAGATTCAGCATATTCTAGGTTTGCCTGGGCTTCGATTGGAGGAGCAACCGCATAAGCCCATTCATCAGCACAGCCATCTAAGGTGAACTGCCATCCGTATTCGTGGTCCCTGTATTTTCCAGTGACAGGTAATTCGGTTGTTGCCTCCTGAAAACTGATAACCAAGTCTTCTAAGTCTTCATCAAACTGGTCGTGTGTAGTCATGGCAAGTCCTTCGTTTTGATCTTGGTGAATTTGGTGACGAGGCAACCGCTAGCCCAAGCACGTTCGAGGGCGTCACGTCTGGCTTCCTGCTCGTTGCTAGCGGTGCAGTTGTGCTTGACTTCCTTGCCCCCACGGTACTCAGCATCATCACGGATGACTAGCTGTAGGTTGTACCGGCTGTACTCCACGTCTTCTGCCTGCCATGGGCTGGGGGTGGCTACTCGTTTGATGGACTGCACCCAACCCTCAGCATCCACGATACCATGGATGATTACTGCTCTAGCCTCATGTTCAGAGGGGGCTACAGCCCAGTGAATTGCAGCAGATCGCAGAATGCCACCATTAGGCGTATAGCAGCAGGTGACCACGTTGAAATCGTAACGAGACATCACATTACTCCTTGTTATAGAGGCTAGTCCATTCTAGACCCGGCATGAGCCTTGATACCAACCTTCCGCAGGTAGGTTGCCATAGCTTCGGCGTGGGATTCCTTACGGGTCATCGACTGGTTATAGTGGCTGACCCAGATGACTGCCCCTCCTTCATAGCCAACCTTGGCTAATCTACGGTCGAGTAACCACTTGGCAAAGGAACAAGTTGCTGGGCGAATGGTAACCCATGCAAACCCGCACACGCCATCCATTACTGGGGCGTATCGTTTGGTGACCGGTGAGGTATCGTCGAGTGGGTTGGCGTGCTCAACAACGTGCATCGGGGTTGGCTTGCAAGCCATCGCGGCTTCTTGTCCCCGCCGCATTGCCTCATCGTAGACGGTTTGGTGCAGTAGGTTTCGATTCTTCAGGGTCATGGCGGTTTCCTTATGTAACTTGAGGGTGGGTTACCGAACACAGAAGTCAATCATAACAAACTTATCCTTAGCTATGTCCTTGATTTCTAGCGAACAGGGATTTACCCTAACTCGAACGTCCATAGCATCAGTCAATGCCGATTCCAGCTTGCCTGCCTTATCTTCCAGACGTTGCCGGTTTTTGCCACAACCGCGAGAGTCATAGCCAGCAAACTGGATGAACTTGAATTTGCCAGAGGTCGGTTTGGCTCGAATGCTTACTGAGAGTGACGTTGAATCCTGTGATGCCGAGTAGCCGAAGGAATCAATTCCAAGTCCTGCCTTATCAAGTGCCTTGACTAGCGACGGCAGCAAGGATTCCAACTTGGTAGCCAACCGGGCATAGTTGCTGGCTGCGAGTTGAATGCGTTCAACTTCCTTTTGTGCTTCGGCTTGGTTTGCTGTCATGCTACGTTCGATCTGGTCTACCATTTCTTCGCGAGTGGTCATGGTCGATTCCTTACGTTTGGGGTTTGGTTTGACTCGTCAGTAACGGAGTAACCAACTCCGTTAGACCCAACCGGCGGGGTTGGGTTTCGTCGCATCTAGGCGAAGTAGGCGATGTACCACCGACCGGGAATCATTACGGCAACATGGCCAGCAGAAGCCTCAACTTCTAAGCTAGCATTAGGATTTTCATTAACCTCATGTGCCCTCAGCAGTAGGTTGATTTTGCTGACAATCAACCTAACCGTTCGGTCGTTTACCTTTCGGCCACGTTCCTCATGCTTGACTGGAGCCCACGAAGCATCGGTGTGCTTGCCCCTGCAACCACAGCAGCATCCAGGACGGCCGGAGTAAACAGACATTACCTTTTCAACCTTGATAGACTTGATCTTGATGGAGGTCATGGTTTCTTCCTTAATCTAGTAGTTAGGGTCGCAAACACGGAAAAGCCCCACCCACGAATCGAACGTGGGTTAGCCCTATGCTTAGGGGCTTGGCATTTGTTGTGGTGTTGCCGTCACCAATTATGTTGGGTGCCTACTCGATTCCTTAATTGGCATGGAAGAGGTGTTTGTGTGATCGTGGGTTACCCATACGAGTAAGGTCTTGCCCTACCCAATACACCTCAACATACGAGGTTTTGCCTTGCTCAAAGACGGCTTGATTGAACGCCTTCTGAGCAGCATTCCAGGTCTTTCGTACAGCTACCGTAACCCAAGAAGGAACCAGAGATGTAGTATCCTTAACCTTAACTTCGTAAGCCATGATAAAACTCCTTACCTGTTACCAGAAGTTGTCACAGAAGAGCCCTAGGCCAGAGTTGCACTGGCGCGCTGTGTAGGGCTTCGGTAATTTGTTGTGGGGCTTACCGTCCCCAATTAGGTTAGGCCACTTACTGCACACAGATCTTCAGCAACCTGCCAACTGCTTATTTCGCACTGCCACATCCCACCGGGCGTTGTACCGGTCACCGCTTGGGCTAAGGGCCGTTGGTCTGGCCCTCGTAAGCGGGTGGGTATTGTAACCGTTTTGTCAGAGAGCGAAGCACCGTAACTGCCCCTATTATAATCGGCTAGGCTAGCCCCGTAAAGTACAAATCCGCCTGGAATACCAAAGTATTTTTGGCCATAGGTATAACCTATTACTACTAGTAAGGTTGGGGGCGTGCGGTTAGGGCAGGGTTAACGGCGGGGTGGTATAGGATCAAGGTTGGATGCCTACGAAAAAGCCCCCTAAGAAGGGGGCCAAAGTGGTTATTCAACACGCAGAAGGTTGACTACTATATAGCGGTCAACTGCACGGGCGCAGCTAGGGTGGCTACTAGGGCTAGCGGGGTTGCTCCTGGCGTAGATCGGCCGTGGCCACAACCTGCACGTTGCCGGCACCCCTAAAGCCCGTCTCCACCTTGATCCTTACTACCTTGTCATTGGCTTCGACGATGCGCCCCCGCCAGTGGTCACCGTTGGCATCGTTGACCCAGGTTAGGCTACCGACTTTGACTTTGGGTTTGCTGGTGCTGAGCTTTTTGGTCTTCTCGGGGGCTCTCGTTTTGGGGAACTTGGCTTTAGCCGTGGGTGGCTTGGGCTGGGTATTGGGCTTAGAGAGGGTGAGTTGGGATAAATCCACTTCCCAGTCGCCCTCTTGGCTGTGTACCATCACTTTCTCTTGGCCATTGTCGCACTTGTAGGGGTTGTCGAGCAGTTTGCCTAGGTAATGCTCCCCGTCTGCCTCTTCGACCCATGCTACATCGTCTTTGGCCCATAGCTTGCCTTGTCGTTTGGGGGTAAGGTGTAGCTTTTCAGCTTTGGGCTTGCGCACTTTCTCTTTCCTATCCTCGATTTGCTCCGGTGTGGGGTCGTCTTCAACGATGGTATCTTCGTCGGCTTGCTCCGGGATACCTAGGTCGATACCGCCAAGGTTGGGGCAATCAACGAGGACTTTCTTGCCATCCTCGTTAATCTGGTACTCGGGGATGAGGCTATCGACGGTAAGCTTATCACCGTTAGCCAGAGCAGTCCAAGCCATGATGAAAATGGCCTTCTTCTCGTCTGCGGAGTTTATACCGTCGACACGGGCTTTCTCCAGGGCTTCGCGCAGGGGTTGCAATGCTTTAGAACCGCCAGCCAACTCTACCCAGAAGTCTCTAGCTGCGTCCCAGGCACCCCAATCAAGCATGGTCTCGTGTGGTGGCTCAGCGGCTTTGTAGGGGGAAGCATCGTAATCAGTCTTGGACTGGCCCATTAGGTAGAGGAGGCCGGCAGCATAACCAGGGCTAACCCATTGGCCAATACGCTGCACCTTCTCACCTTCTTCGTTAGTGTCAAGCGAGTTTTCCTCGTGGATGTGCTTGACGCATTCCAACAACCGCTCATGACGGGCTAATAGGTCTAAAGCATCGGCATGGCTGCGCTTAGTGGAGAAATTGCCCAGACAGGCGCGCGTACGATCCCAAACCAACTGGATAGCATAGTGAGTCATGCGAGCCAGCACCTTACGGTCCTTCTCAGGCACGGCAGCAAAATACTCGCTACGGCAGATAACCTCCCACAAAGTGCGGGGCTTGCCTGTGTCGATAGTGTTAATGGTAGCGTCATCATCCTCGATACCCAAAGCCACGAAGGTTTCCAACACTGGTTCCTTGGGCCAATACTTTGACCACCTATCCTTGTTTTTGGCCCACTCTTGCCCAGCCAGGATCAAGCCCACTAGTCGGTGTTGGGCGCTATGGGTAATGCCCGTCTTACCAATGATGAGAGTTTCACCGTTGAGTTTCCATTGCTTGTGCAGAATCTCGCTGCACCACTTATTAGCCGTCGAGAGATCGAAGGGGCGATTGCCAACATTGTTCCACAATCGAACCTTCCTACCATTACGGTCTACGAGGGTGAAGTTACTGTCGGCTACGTCGGTGTCATCCCAATCGAGCATGTCCTTGGCTTGAGATACGGTAAGGGCGTCCTTACCATAACAGATGCGGGCTTCGGGCTTGGGGTAGAGAATCGAGCGTGGTTTCTGCTTCTTCGTGGATGGGGCTTTCTCAGACTTGACAACATCCTGTTTTGTGACGGTGGGTTTCTCGATCTTGGGCATCCTAGGGACTCCTTACCTGATTAAGGGTTTTGCCGTGGCACGCTACCACGGCAACGCAATTAGTACTAATAGCCTAGCGTCTACGGCCGTAAAGTAAATACCAGCTTGCATTAGCCCACCAAGTTTTTCCCGAGTGGAAAAACTTCCAGAATTTTGCCCTAACCCTTTATTATATAACACTTTACCTAATATACTACTATAGTAGTATAATAGTAGGTAGGGTCCCCCAGCCTAACAGTATAATCGAATCGACCTAGTAAGTAAAGGCCCCCGGCAAAATAAAAATACGTGCAACAAATCCACGCCTGTTGCCCCACGGCCCGCAATTGGCTACCGATCTACACCGGGCTTGCCAGGGTAGATTTTGCTTGGGGGCAATTAGGTATAATAGTTGTCGAGTTAGGCATTACGTGTTTTCTACGTTACTACTTCAATTGGAGACAAGCATGAAATTGCAGAAGTATCCCTGGGACAAATGGTTCAAGGCAAAGAAGGTGTCTATTGTTAAGGGTAAGGACTACAAGTGCCAAACCCATGGTATGATGCAGCAAATCCGCAACGAAGCCTCCAAGCGCGGTGTTGGAGTTAGCATCAGCATTAGTGGCAATAGAATCGAGTTTGGAAAGAAGGTCTGACTATGCCATCACTAACCGTAAGAGGATGTCAGACCGGGCGAACATCAACTAGTAAACCAAACTCTAAGGAGCTTGCACGCAATACCAACATAGTCTTCTGTTACTACATAGGTATTGATCCAGGTAAGAATGGCGGACTGTGCTGCCTACGGGGAGCGCATGACCAACAGCCCCCAGTCTGTCGAATGCCTGAATCGTTACTTGACTTATGGCAGTGGATTGACGTGTGGAGTCCAAACTACACCAAGAATCCAGTGGTGGCCGTTATTGAGCAGGTTAACACGTCACCACAGATGGGAGTAGTTAGCGCTGGCACCTTCATGAGAGGCTATGGTACTTTGCTGATGGCCCTAACGGCTGCTGGTATTCGCTTCGAGGAAGTTAGGCCCCAGGTATGGCAGAAAGCATTAGGTATTCCACCTAGGAAGAAGGCCACCAAAAAGGTGTCATCCACGGTAGTTGTTGACGGGACACTCGTGAATGTAGGTAAATATCGATCAGTAACTCATAACATAGAAACTGACACTCAGTGGAAACACCGTCTGCGCAAGAAGGCCCAACAGTTGTTTCCTTCTCTAGAGGTCTGGCGGGGCACCATCGGCAATCAACTGGCTGTAGCTGACGCTATTCTTATCGCAGAATTCTGCCGACGTAGACAGGAAGGGAGACTGTAATGGCAACCAAAGACATCACGGATGAAATGGTATGCAGGGCTGTTGCTCAATGCCAGAAAGAACAAACAGGCTATGATGCTGGGGTTCTAGTCAGTACCTGCCTAATTAAACAAACTGGAGAATCAACTAAGGTAGTGTGGTCGGCTATGAATCGTGCTTACCACCATGGACTGATTGACTACGGAGTGTCCATTTTCTTGCCTTGGTTAACCGAATCTGGTAAGCAACTGATTGCTAAGCCCTCTGTTATTCCTCAAGAGCACAACTAACAAGGAGTAACTCATGCTCCATGCCCAATTGCCATGGACTTCAAATCAAAACGCAATAGATTCTCCAGAAGGTAGGATTGCTATAACACTTGGCTGGTTTGGGGACAATGGACGAGACTGGAAGGCCAATGCTGAGTTTATTGTGGTTGCCTGTAACTCCCACGATGCGTTGCTGGAGGCTTGTAAATTAGCTAATGCAATGCTTGCTCATCTTGCTACAACTGGCAATGTGTTGGAAATTGACGATTGGGTAAAAACTCAGAATGCCCTAGCCAAAGCCATCGAGCTAGTCGAAACTCCCATCCAAGAGCCAAAGAATGTCTAAGAAATCAAAGTCACCACCGTATACTAGAACCACCATTACAGTTCCTAAAGAGCTGAAGCATAGAATGTATGCGGTTGGCGATAAATTCAATTGGTCAAATATTGCTTGTCTGGCATTTGAAAGAAAGCTAGAGGAATACGAAGTTTCTATCCAGCACAAACCTAAACCGTGTTATCCACTGCCTGGATCAACTGCCGTTGCCTGCGGTATGGGAATTGGAGTAATCTATGTCTAAATACCGTGACCACGTAGCAAAGTGGCGTAACTGTCGTCGTTGTGACTTGTGCAAGCGACGGCATAGAGTTGTTATTGCTAGGGGAACTGTACCATGCCAGGTGTTATTCCTAGGCGAAGCTCCTGGAGCCTCAGAAAATGTAATTGGTCAACCATTTGTTGGCCCCGCTGGTCATCTACTCAACAAGCTAATTGCTAAGTCCATACCGCCAGACATTCCTTACTTGATTACCAATCTCGTAGGGTGTATTCCCAAAGAAGACAGTGCCGATAAGAGCTTGGAGCCACCAAACTATGCAATTGAAGCTTGCAAGGCTAAGGTTGTTGAGTTGATAAAGATCAGCAAACCCAAGCTAATCGTCACAGTTGGCAAGCTAGCTAGAAAGTGGTTGCCTATCCTCCTTAAAGACCACTACAAGTTAGGCAAAGACTATAAGACCATAGACATCATCCATCCAGCAGCAATCCTACGCATGGATGTCAGCCAGGTTGGTTTAGCAATTCAACGGTCGATTGTCGCTCTACGAGATGCAGTCGAAGATTTGGAATAGACCCCCTTCCCCAAGCTAGGAGACACACAATGGTTTTTGTACACTGTCGAACTAACCTTGATGATGTAATGCGAATTGAAGAGTGGCCAACTGAACTTACGGAAAGGCCAATGGTTGGTGATAGAATCCAATCTAAAACTAATCACCCTAGGGGTTTTCAGCTAGAGTTGGAAGTTGCTTACGTAACTTGGAAATATGCCGGCGGGTTGGACAAGTATCCACCGTGGTATTTGGAAGTGTACTTGAGCCTACCATCATGGCAGAAGAGTTTGTCCATTCGTGAGTGGCAGGAGTGGTATAAGAGGGCTAGAAACCCGCAGCACGCACTAACCTAGTCGCTTGCAATTTGTGGCCAGCTAAATAGGTATAATAGGGCTTGCATTGCACGTATCGACACTACTTCAGTGGCTCAAGGGTAGCAAAATCTACTCTAACTTTCAATGCTGCTTAGCAGTAAGGGAGGTGAATTGTGCCTCAAACAGTCAGCTAACGGCTGACACTATGTCTTGTCTTCCCTACCATACGTCCTCGGTAGGGACTGCCAGATGGGTTGCTTAACTCAGTCATCCTAGTAGAGGACAATTCTATTACCGGGGTGGTCCACTACTGAGTTAAGTGCTTGGTTCGACTCCAAGCCCGGCAGTTTTTCTTTCCCAAGATCAATCAAGGAATGTAACATGCCCATCGTCAACACGAAGAGTAAACCCAAGTCGAAGAAGCTAGCAGATGTGCTGAAGAAGGCTAAGAAGTCAACCAGTAAGACGCAGGTTGCGCCTTGGGCTGGACCTTGTGATCCAGGAGAGAATGGGGGCATTACCCAATCACTACTATGCAAGTTCCTGGTGGACCGTGAGCGATTCAGGTTGCTGGTAATCAACGGTTACAAGTCTGCTGATTCCTTCAACCATCGCCTTGAGTATGGACAGATGTGGCACCTATGTGAAGAGGCTCTAGCAAAACAAGAGTGGAAAGTTACGGCTAATAAGCCTTGGGAACCTCCTTTACGGACCTACTGCCAATCGCTCTGCAAGAAATACAAGACTCAGCAAGAGCAAGTGCAGCACTGGTACAACGTCTGCAAGGTGCAGTTTCCAATCTACGTGAAGTATTGGGCTAGACACCCAGACGTGAAGGCACGCAATCCGCTGTTGCAAGAGGAAGTATTTCACGTGCCTTATCTGCTGCCCTCCGGTCGCTCAGTGTACTTGCAAGGTAAGTTTGATAGTGTTGATATGATTGGTAAAGGCAAGTCAGCAGGCATCTACCTGCAAGAGAACAAGTCTAAGGGTGATATTGATGTACCCCAACTCAAAAGACAACTCACCTATGATATCCAAACGATGGTATATTTGGTTGCTCTACAGGAGTTTTATTCAGACCCTGAGCAGTGTCAACAATCAATGTGGAAGTCGTTGGGTTACCATGTTCCTATTGCCGGCATTCGTTATAATGTCATTCGTCGTCCTTTGAGTGGTGGTAAGGGATCTATCGTTCAACGTAAGGGCAACGGTAAGACCACCCAGCCAGAAACCAATGATGAGTTCTATGCTCGATTGGCTGGGGTAATCGAGGAAGACCCCTCGTTGTTCTTCATGCGTTGGAAGGTCGAAATCCTACCATCAGACATTGAGCGGTTTAAGCGAGAGTTTCTTAACCCAGTATTAGAACAGTTGTGTGACTGGTGGGAATTCATCCGCACCTACACTGACCCATTTGACCCGGCCGGTAGGGGTATTCACTGGCGGATGCCTTATGGTGTTTATTCACCATTGTTGGATGGTGGTTCAACCGAATTGGATGAGTATTTAGCCTCTGGTTCAACATTGGGCTTAGAGCAAACCACTAACCTATTCCCAGAACTAAAGCATTAGGAACCACCATTATGGGTGATAATCTGTTACGGTGGTTTGCTAACCACAATGCTACTTTGTCTTTTATAACTGAGCCCCACAACCGTTGCATTCATATTACAGTTCGAGGTTCTTATGGTAAGCAAACGCCAGACCTGTATGCCGGATGCAAATTAACAACCATAGAATCAGACCAACCTAGTGGAATCTTAGATGCAGTTGAACGGTTAGTCGAGCAAATAGAGAGGGTCGCAAATGCTGAACGACAAAGAACGGGCTGAATTAGACCAAGCTATGGCGGCTTGTGCTGAGATGTTTCCTAGAATGTGGCGCAGCCTCTACGAAGGGCTGAAATCTGAGGGGTTTACCGAAGAGCAGGCAATGAGGTTGTTGATTGCCCACATCCTAAGCCAGAATATCAAGGGGTTAACCGCATGACTATCCCAATCCTATACGTATGGAGTTGTGCTGTTGGTTGGATTATAGTTGACGTACTCTTGGTCCTATGGGGTAATCCTAGGCTGAAGTCCGTAAGGATGAATGACACTATAGCAGTATTCGGGTTCTCTATGGTGCTAACCTTGATTGCTGGTATAATTGGCCTGTGAGGTAGAACTGTCGTGCCTAAGATTCCTAGTAGCTCGAAGTACAAGCCCAAGGTCTGGAAACCAAAGCTTAGCAGGCAACCCACGTTAGCCGAGGTTAGTAACGAATTGGATGAGATTCGCCTGCTGATGCAGAACTGTACTGGTCGATTAGCAGACCTGACAACCAAGTTGATGTGCTTTGGACTAAACACACCAAAAGGCGAATTACCGCCAGTTGATGACCTTCCTTTCTGATAAGGGTATTGCAACGTGGCTCATTACCGTTACATAGGCCAGGATAAGCAACTAAGTGGTAATTATGCCGTTGGAGAGGAGTCTTCTAACGGTACACTTAGGGTTCACATCTGTGATGCGTTTACTCAACATCACAAAACCTGGCTAACAGTCCCTGAAAACGATTGGGAAGAGGTTGAGGTTGTTGACACCCTAGATCGCTTGTACGCCTTAGCAATAGAGAAGAAGTCTGTGGTCTTTCTCAGCCGAGGATGGGCTGGACATCAAGGGCATCAACCTGCGTCTTGGGTTATCAACTTCAATGGTGCAACCCTGTTTCACCTGTTCAGCACGAAAAATATCTGTGTCTATTACCCAAAACCGAAACCAACCAAAAAGAAAGACAAAGGTAACTGAATGCCAAAAGTAGTTCAGCAGTCAATGAAGGTGAAGACCAAGCCAGCCAAACACGGTAAATCAGAGTCAGTACTAGATCGTATTCAGCCTGTATCGCTCAGTAGCAAAGGTCTGACGATGAACCTGTACGGCCGTAGTGGTACAGGTAAGACAGTTTTGGCTTGTACTTTTCCTAAGCCACTACTGATTATTGGCTTGGAGGATGGCACCAAGTCTGTACACAACGTCAAGGGTGTTGAGTTTGTGGCGGTCAACAGCAGCGAGGAAGTTGGTGAGCTAATGGAGCATCTGGCTTCTAGCAACCACTTCAAGACGGTTGTGCTTGATACGGCCAGTATGTTACAAGACTTGGTTCTGAAGGAGATTCTTGGCTTGGAAGAGTTGCCTGCCCAGAAGTCTTGGGGTATGGCAACACGCGAGCAGTATGGTCAGTGCTCGTTGCAGACGAAGGAAAGGTTGCGAGCGCTGTTAGATCTATCTACAAAAGCCAACAAAATGAATGTGGTAATCGTAGCCCAAGAGCGAGAGTTCAATACGGAGGATAACAGCAGTTTGCTAATGCCATTTGTGGCTAGCGCTCTAACGCCAAGTGTTGTAGGTTGGCTTAATCCAGCCTGTGACTACATTGGTCAAACCTTTATTCGACAGAAGGAGGTAATCAAGAAAGTAAAGATTGCCGGTAAGGTAAAGGAAAGGCGAACGACAGATGGTGTAGAGTATGGGTTGCGCACTGCACCAGACCCAACCTTCACCACCAAGTTCCGCCTTCCAAAAGGCACACCAGTTCCAGACGTGATTGTCGACCCGGACTATGACAAAATCTATGCTCTAATCAGAGGAGGGAATTGACAGTATGGACCAAAACCAGAAGCGTTACGCAATGAACCGCGTCAAGGAAGTGTTGGACGCAAAAACTAAGGAATTGAAAAGTAGGCTGACAACCAAAGCCAAAGAACCTACGGATAAGGCTAAGTTGGAAGCAATCAGATTTAATGATGTTGAATTGAAGTCTAAGGCTCAACTGTCTACCCCTTTGGGTCAAGCCTTTGACTTTAGCTCACTAGAAATCCCAAATGAGGTTGATGAAGACAAGTATGCAAAATCCCTAGTTGAGCTGTGCGAAAGGGCAGCTAAAGTGAAAGACCTGATTATGCTTGGTGACAGTAACGTAGCAATGAAAGAATTGCAGTCCTTCATAGAGGAGACAACTGTTGCTGATTCTAAGTCGAAAACAAGGTGAGGAGATTTGTATTGGCAGTAGCATTAGGGTTACCGTTCTTTCGCTAAATGGTAACCGTGCTAGCCTTGGTGTTACTGGGCCAGCAGGGGCTAAAGCTGCACCAGGCGAGAGACGTAATGCTAGCCAAGCCCTATCGCCTGCAAAGCCCCAGGCACGCGGTTAAACCGGTAAAATAGGGGTTAGTTTAGTGGTTGCAACTATTGTCGTTTGTGTCACAAGTATTGAGGAGACCTAACGTATGCCGAGTCAAACGAAGAAGTCGAGTCTTGTTGCCAAGCTGGGATCGAAGCTGAAGAAGGCCGTAGAAGCCCACGCTGACGATGAGACTTCGCTGGATGTTGGTGGTAACCTGCCAGCCGGAATTGAAGGTGGTGTTGCCAGGGTGGTTGAGTGTAAGTTTGTGGAGATTGCACCCGGTAAGACGAATGCTGGTGAGTTGCTGTTCTACGCTGCCGCCACCGTATTGCGTCCAGCGGAAGTCAATGGGCAACTGATTCGTGGGTTGCGCACCCAAATCAATGAACCGTTGTTCGACACCCCAACCCGTAGTCGCAAGACGTTCGATGACCACATTCAGGAGGTGATGAATCGTCTGCGTATTCTCAAGGGTGTCAAGCCTGGCGAGAAGCTGGAAATTGACGTAGATGACCTGGAAACTCTGGCCGCCGAAATCAAGGACGAAGCCCCTTGCATTCGCTTCCGTACCTGGGCCGGTAGCAAGCAGGAGTTGGTTGAGCGTGGCGGTAAGTTCTTTGTCACGGGCGGTAGAGCAGAGCTTGGTCCTTACAAGACTGAAGCTGCCGCCAAGGCCGCCAATCCCTACATCGGCCGTGAGCCAATGGTTACTCACACTTGGGGAGAAGTGGTTGAGTATGTTGAAGACGAAGAGGATGCTGGCGTAGTCGAAACAGAAGATGAAGAGGAAACGACCGACACCGAGGAAACGGAAGAGGCGGAAGCCGAAGAAGTCGAAGAAGACGACGAATCTGAAGAAACCGAAGATGAGGCAGAGGATGAAGAAGATGAGTTGACTGAGTTGGCCAATAAGGCTGACGATGGAGACAAGGCCGCAGCAAAGGAATTGCAAGCTAAGGCGATTGCCGCAGGCTTGAATAAGAAGGATGTGGTTGAGGCTGAGAGTTGGGCTGCCGTAGTTGAAGCCATGAAGGCTGAAACTGCCGAAGAAACGGAAGAAGAGGCGGACGAGGAAGAGGTTGAGGAGGAAGAAGACGAAGCCATCGAGAAAGGTGATGTTGTCAACTTCAAGCAACCCAAAAAGAAGGCAGTTGAGGCTGAGGTGCTGCTTATCAACGTGAAGAAGCAAACCGCCAACGTCCGTACAGTTGATGACCGCAAGGTCTTCAAGGATGTACCTTTGGCCCAACTCAGCGAGATCGAGTAATCCTGTTTATTGGTTTGGAGTAGCGGTGTGGACAGTGACACATACAGTAACCGCGCACGGGAGGCATTGCCTACGAAAGGGTCGCGACCCGCTGAAGCCCGAGTTGGTGCAATTCCAACCTACTCTGAATCTTTTGTATTGAACACTTGTGGCCGTTCATAATGTTGAGCCACAGCGTAGGTGCCGGCATAGGCGCGCACCTTATGATGGATACGTTAAATCCATCGCCTATCCCTATATTGCTTGCTCTTTCTATAGGGGTAGGTTTCAGGGTGTAGCTCAGTCTGGTAGAGCGCGTGGCCTAGATAACTTGACTATGAATCCTAGCAAATCACGTAATTACGACGTTAGACGAAAATACTCCCACAAGAAATCCAATGCTAAGAAAGAAGGCATTGAGTTCAAGCTTTCTTTAGCAGAGTATGTCTTTCTTATAAAGAAAGCTAGAATTACTCACTTAGATGTTGGTCCAAGGGGGTACCATCTGGCTAGACATGGGGATGCAGGAAACTACGAGATAGGAAACTGTGAATTCGTCTGGTATTTAACAAACTTGAAAGACAGACAGGTTTCCGATAGGTGGAGAGAAGCCTCTAGAAGGAACATGGCTTTGGTGAATTCCAGTTCAGCGGCTTCTGCTAAGAGGCTAGACTCTCTACGAAAATCACCTAAGCTGGCCTTGTACTACAGTCGCCTAAGGCAAAATTCAGTAGTAAACAGAATGAGGGCCAGTAAATTAGGCCACCCTTCCTATTCTGGTAACAGAAATTCCCAGTTTGGCTCATTTTGGATTACCAATGGAATTCAAAGCAGAAAGGGGAAAATAAGTCTAGGAAATCCTCCCATTGGATTTAGAAAAGGTCGAGTTGTTTAGCCCGAAGCCAGAGGTTCAAATCCTCTCACCCTGACTAGGCAACCGGGAAGTATATACCACATCAGTTGCAACTGGTGTTGCCCGGTTGCCGCCAATTAACCAGGGGGCAGCAAGCATGAAAACTCAGTATCTAATCGTTCTGTCAATCGTATTGGGCATACTGTGGGCTTGCGTGGCCGCAAGTCTCCAGTAAAACACGACGGCACCAACCCCGAGCAGCGTCAACTGCGAAGGGTTGGAAAAGCTAGGGGAGTAGGTTGACGCCTACGATAGCACACCAGGCTCATACCCTGGAGGTCCAGCAACCCCGCCTGGCCCGCTTCGGCGGTGTGGTGTAAGGGCAGCCGTCTTTTGTATTTAACCAGTAAGGAGTGAATTATGTTTTCAGTACGCCAGAAGCGGGAAATTGCAGACAAGATTCAGAAGGTTCTGCGAGAGACAAACCATCCAGAATTACCAAAAGGGGAGATTCAATTTCAACTGCGTGTAGTTGGGGCAGAGTCTTGGAGTTGGGCAGACATATGCAATAATGGTGCAGTTACTAGTCCTGGCATTAACCCGTGGAATGAGCAGCAGGACACTAATGATGAGTAACACAGAAACTGCTCAAGCCTTGATTGATGCTGGAAAGAAGTTTGCTGGATGCAAAGCTTGTAATTCAGAACAACACGAGTTGCTACAACGGTTGGCTACTGAGCATGCTGTATACATGGCAACTCGCAATAGGTTGGGCCACGACGGTTTCAATAAGCGTTATCAGCAAATCCAAAATGAGTTGGGTTTATCTGCATCTGAAATTGCTGCTGAGTCTTGGCCTATCGAAGGCACTGAGTCTTTAGCTGACATTGCCAACCAGATGTTCAAAGCTTGGAAGTACTCTTCTGGTCATTGGAAGATAGCCAGCAAGCAACACAAGTACTTCGGTGCTGAGATGCTGAGGGGTAAAACCAAGCGCAAGCGCACAATCTGGTACGCTGTTATCTTGGTTGCTGATCAGTCTAGACTGATTGGAAATCAAATAGCAACCCTGGAACATGAATCTGACAGGTCTACAAGCATCATTGGCTATCCACATGCCTAGGATTCCACCAGACAAGCCAAAGCCCAAACCTTCCTCAAAGCCTGCTTGCATTGCCTGTGGTGGTTCAGGCAAGAATCGCAAGTGGTCGGTATGCCCCATCTGTAAAGGAAAACCAAATGAATCCGATCAAGCAACCCAATCAAGCAACAGTAGCAAACCAAAGCCAAAGCCCAAGTAGCGAAGAATCTAACCCGGTAATCCACATTGGGTTTCTTATTGCCAAATGCCCTGTATGTGGAGTAGAGCTTGATGGCGATTCTGACTACAACTACATCGTGGGTGGGCACCTTCGCTGTAACGTCAGTAGAATGTTAACTCACGTGCTATTCAGATCCTGTACTGACCACTGTGAACAAGCTAGAGGATTACCTGTCTGCAAAGCTGAGCACAAAGTTCTAGGCTATGTGGGAGAGTGGGAGCCTAAGTGGGGAATTACCGCGAGGGTGCTGCGTGCTGGAGAAGCAGTTAAGACGGTGAGGATTGTATAACCATGACCGAAAGAATGCAAGTCCACGCTTGGCTAAACCACTGTAGTCGGTGTGTAGACCTAACTCTGTTTAGTAGGGACGACAGAGGGGATATCTATGACGGGGTGGTCACTCTTGTAAAGATTACGAATCTTTACCAAGAGCGAGATCCAGCCATTCGACTGGGTATGGAAGATGCACAATCGCTAATGGATGAACTGTGGCAATGTGGTTTAAGGCCAACAGAAGGGGCAGGTATCGCTGGAGCCTTGGCTGCTACTCAGGCACACTTACAATCTGTACATCAGATGAGCCAGTCCCATATTAGTGACTTACAGAAGCTTGTGTTTGATACTGGCTTATTCGCTGGGTTCAACCTTCAACGCTCTGGTGGAGGCGGACTACAAACATGAAACTCATCACTATTCGCTCACAGATTCGAGATGTTGCTGACCGGTTTGCTGCCCAATATCGGGGTAAAAGTGGAAATCCAGCCTGGAGAGAAACTATTGCAAGGTTGGAGTGTCTAGACAAAGAAACAGCGACTCCAGAGGATGTTGCTGCAATCATTGGGAATAGGTCGTGGGTTTGCCCAACTGTATGCAGTGAATGTAGAGTTGAATCGGAAGTTGTTGTAAGGCTGGGGGATGAACCAGATTATGATTCCAATACGACCTGGATCTGCCCTTCCTGCTTGCAAAAAGCCCTAACGCTAGCCACACAACATATTGAGGGTTAATCTTGAGCATTGCTGATAGACTGCGGGAGAAGATGTCCAAGGTTAAACCCAAGCGATGGAAAGTTAAGCCAGAACTTCTATTGCTACCTCAAATTCCTAAGCCACTTCATGGGGTAGCCCCTCGTGTCATTCTGGGTTCTGTATGGTGGAATAAGACAAGGCAGGAAGCTTATCGCAGTACAGATTGGCATTGTGAGGCTTGCGGTGTTCCCAAGCTCAGTGCTGCCTACCATCAGTGGCTTGAAGGCCACGAAGTCTATCGCACTGACTACGTCAAAGGACGTCTGTACTATATTCGTACTGCCCCGCTATGTCACTTCTGCCACAACTACATCCACGTAGGTCGATTGCAGTGGCTGCTAGATACTGGCAAGATTCATCATGCCAAGTATGCAGCCATAATTCAACACGGTGATAGGGTACTAGCAGCAGCCGGCCTACGTAGGCTGCCTGTATATAATGGGGTAATTGCCCCGTGGTCAAAGTGGCGTCTAGTTCTCAATCGCAAACACTACAAACCGCTGTACCCAACCTACGAAGATTGGTTGGATGCAATGGATAAGCAAGACGAGTAACCACAAGCATTAGGAGCGATCATGCCTCGCATTCAAAAGACGAAGAAGCCGCTACGCAAGCCCACCACAACCAAGCAGAAGCCCAATAAGGTTAAGGGCAAGGCTAAACATCCCGTTAAAGCCCCCAGGAAGGCCCTAGGTGCGTCGCAAAGCCCTGGTAAGCCCCTACCTACACCCCAGGCTAAGGCAACGCCTAAAGGCAAGCCTAGGCTTGTTTCTACCGAGGCAGATATTGGTAAACGATTTCTGGAGGTCGGCCAAGAAGAGGCTGAAGCCGCCGCTACGAAACCCCCTGGAAAGTTCTCTAATGGAATTGAGCTTAGAGAAGGGTTGATTCATAGATCCGAAGATTCTGTGATAAAAGCTCCAGTTAGCCAACCTATGATGAAGGCTTTGGGCGTTTTAGCCGACACTCACAAAACCGCTGAACCACCCAAGAGCGAACTAGAGTTGCTTATCGAAACTGTCAACCACAAGCACATGGATACGTTGCGGCTAGGCAAAGCGTTTGTTGCCTCTGCACTTGAGGTTGAAGCTGCACTAGACAAGGCTTCTAAAAGAGCGGCTGGGGTAGGATGGGAATTGCGGGGAGTAACTGCTGTTTCTGAAGTTGACAAGTCTGTTTATCGAAGAGTTGGTTTAGCAAAGACGGAAAGAATTGCTAATCTTGTCAGCCCAATATCCAGGGCAAATCTGAGTGAAGTGTTGCGGGTTATGCAAGACCTTGGCTTGCAGATACAGGAGGACTAGGCAATGCCGAGGATCAGCAACGGTGGGATGATAAGCCTAGATAGTGAAGATACCGGTCTCGATTTGAAACATGGGGCCAAGCCATACCTCGTTACAATCTGTGATGAGGAAGGGCAAAATACGTGGTGGGAGTGGGATGTAAACCCTGAGACTAGACAACCCATCGTACCGCCAGAAGACTTAGACGATATTCGTAGCCGGTTTGAAGATGCTGATTCGGTTGTACTACAGAATCCGAAGTTTGACTTTGGAGCATTAGGTACAGTCTTTGACGGTATGGGCTGGTGGGATTGGAGCAAGGTATACGACACGTTGTTAGCCGGTCATCTGCTGGCAAGCAATCAACCCCATGACCTTACTTCAATGTCGATTGTGTATCTTGGGGTCAATGCGCAACCGTTTGAAGATGCCTTGGAGGTTGCTTGCTTAGAAGCCCGTAGGATAGCCAAGCACAAATACCCGACCTGGCGAATTGCTAAGGCTGGATTACCAGAGATGCCTAGTGCCAAGGAGAAGACATGGAAGTCTGACGCTTGGCTGCCCAGGGCTATTGCCAAGAAAGAGAAATACCTAACGGGCAAGTGCCAAGTAGTTAACCTGCGAAGAGAAGAGTTTGATGTCCGTATTGACAGGACCACAAAGTGGGGTAACCCATTTCATATTGGGGTGGATGGCAACCGAGCGGAGGTGATCGACAAGTACAGAAGGTGGATTACTCACAATAAGAAGTTGCTGGCTTGCTTATCAGAATTGGATGGTAAGCGACTAGGGTGCTTTTGCAAACCAGAGGATTGTCATGGAGATGTTCTGGCTGAACTACTAGCAGAACTAGCCCATCCTTGGTGGACAGTGTGTAGTGATTACGCCAATAGCGATAGTGCGGTGACACTACCACTGTTTAAGAAGCAACGAGAGTTGATTAAGAAGAAGGGATTGTGGAGAATCTACCAAGAGCGGTTGAAGTTACTGCCCGTGCTTGGTTGTATGGAGTCTTACGGGGTTACTGAGAGTGAAGAACGTACTAACAAACTGAAAAAGCATTACACTGAGTCATCAGCAAGGTGTCACAGGGCTTGTGTTAAGCTGTCAAAGGGTGGCATCAAGACACTACCGAAAAATGGCGCTAGCAATGACCTGAAGAAAGTATTGTTTGAGCAGTTTAAGTTGACTTCAAGTCGTATGACGAAGAAGGGCAATGTCAGCGTTGACAAGTTTGTGTTGGATGAGTGGTTAGCCACGTTGCCCCAAGATGGTATTCCGTATCAGTTCATTAACAACCTCAAAGCATATCGTAAGCGGCAAACTGCTTTAGGGTACATCAAGTCTTATGAAAAATTCTGGCTGCCTCTTGTAAACAAGAATGTCAATGCCCGTGTGATTGGCTGGAGAGTACTTTACCCTTCGCTGAATCCAACTGGCACGGACACTCTGAGGTTCAGCAGTAGCAACCCTAACAGTCAGCAGATTAGCAAGCAAGAGATTGCTGAGGTAGGCGAAGAGGGACACAGTGCTAGGTATATGTTTGGGCCGGCTCCTGGTAGGGAGTGGTGGAGCTTTGACTATGAAAACTTGGAGTTGCGAATACCCGCTTACGTATCTGGTGAGAAGGTAATGATTGACCTGTTTGAGAAGCCAGATGAACCGCCATACTTTGGTAGCTACCACTTGATGAACGCTAGCATCATCTATCCTGATCTGTTCTGGCCATTAGCGGAAGAGAAGGGGGCTTTCAAGAAGAAGTATGCTTCAACGTGGTATCAGTGGTGCAAGAATTTTGGATTTGCATTTAGCTATGGATGTATGCAACCTACAGGAGATAGGGCTGCCCACAGACCAGGGTCTTATGACTTGGTGAAGGACCGTCTGAGTGAGCACAGCAAATTAAACAAGAAGATGACTGACTTGGCTAACAAGCAAGGCTATGTCGAAACACTACCAGACAAGACAGTCGATCCAAAACATGGCTATCCTATATATTGCACTCGGTCTAGATGGGGAAACGTAAGCCCGACAATTCCCATGAATTATTTCGTCCAAGGATCGGCCATGTGGTGTACCATGAAGGCTATGATTCGAGTACATCCCTATCTACAGTCAATGCCTGGTTATCGAATGGTTATGCAAATTCACGATGAGATAGTGGTTGATATGCCTGCTAAGCCAAAGCTAGGTAATCAGCCAATAGCAGATAAGATTAAACGCTTGATGGAACAGTCCGGTAATGATATTGGTATTCCACTCAAGGTATCAGCAGAGTACCATCCGATTAGTTGGGAAGGGTCTGCCACTTAACCACCAAACATCATTGGGAGCAATTCAATGGAACAAGCCAGCGTAGAATCTATTCGCGAAGCAATGGAAGACAGGGATATTCTTGCCCTCCGTGAGGCTTACAAGGATGAAGTAAAGGCTGCCTATCGAGATTATGTTAAGGGGGTTAGTGATCTTGTGGAGTTTTCCAACTTCCAAGAACAGCTAGAGCACATACTGAATGGATTCCAACGTCGCTTGAAAGTCATTCATTATGCGACTTCTGTGTTGATGCGTAAGCTGCCGAAGATGCTTGAACAAATTGCCAAGGAAGTAGTAGAAACCTCTGGAGAAGATGATGCAAATCCTAGTGAGCCTACAGGTAATTGATCGAGACACCGAAGAGGGAATTGTTGCTGACCAAGACGAGATAGCGGAACTTGTTGAATCCCTAATTAGTCTACACAAATTCCGTACAATTCCAGTAGGGAAGGAAGTTACTGATGTTGTCTCTGCAATGTTAGTCAACGTAGAGGCCAGCGCAGTTAACGAGGATATTGAAGAAGTACAACTTGGGGATTATGTTTTGGTAGTAGGACAACCTGATGAGTGGGAAAGTAGCGGAGAAGAGGACGAAGACATAAGGGCTTGGGTAGGACAAGTGGGAATAGTGGTAGAAATTGATCCAGACTTGCAACAATGCCTTTGTCGGTTTCCTTCATTTGACAACGAAAACGAAACTGGCCAAAGAAACATTGAGTGGGAAGCCCTAACTATTGTTAGTCGGCCAGCAGCAAAACTGACTAGGTACTGCTTAACTGAGGAGAGAGAGACTAATGCTGATTGAAGAAGTTGCTAAACTGATGCCGATGGAGCGACTGTTGTATTGGATTCAGGAGCGAGAGTCAATTAGGCTTAAGAGAAAAGATGGCAAACCACCACCATGGACTGATGACGAGATACTCAGAAAGTACCGTTTTTGCAACGTGAGGCGTATGGATGACAGAGTCAGTCAGTGGCTGCTGAACAATTGGTACAAACCAAACTATGGCCATCCAAATATGCTGATTGCTTGTGCTTTGGCTAGACAATTCAATGTTCCAGAGGCTCTGCATGCTATCGGATTTCCAAAGGTCTGGAATCCATCAATGGCTGATGAAATTCTAAATGATAGGCACAGTCTAGGTTTAAAGAACTTTAGTGCTGCCTACATGATTACAGGAATTTATGGTGGGTCTAAGGTTACTCAAGTTATCTATCGATTCATTATGCCATTAGTCAATGCAGGCATTGTAATAGATACAAGGACAATGCAGAAGTCATGGACCATGATTCAGGGGATGCCTGGATTCAGATCCTTTCTAGCAGGACAAGTTGTTGCTGATTTACGATGGGCAGTTGAGGGGCAATGGGCAGATCGTAATACTTGGGCTCCAATGGGTCCAGGATCTCGCAGAGGTATGAATCGTTTGCTTGGTTTGAATCCTAAATCCCCTATGTCTCAAGATCAATTTGAGAAACATCTTACTTGGTACATAGAGGTTTGCGAATCTAAGCTGCCTTCAGAAGTCTATCGACGGTTGGAAGCAATTGATTGGCAAAATATCCTGTGCGAAACAGACAAGTTCAGTAGAGTACTGCTAGGAGAGGGAAAACCTAAGCAACTGTACCGCACTACTGAATAGGGGAGGAATAGTGATCATCCAAATCAGAGGCACTTCAGGTAGCGGCAAAAGTACCGCGATGAGAAAGGTAATGCATCAGCTTAGCGGTAAGTGGTGTGCTGTAAGGATACCAGGACGACAGAAGCCGCTTTACTATCACCATGACGATATTGCTATCCTAGGACACTACGACAGCCCATGCGGTGGGGGAGACACAATTGGAAGTGCTAGGGCCATTTACGATTTGATTCAGGAGCTAACAACTAAGCCCTGTTTCCTATGCCAGAAGCGATTTCATACAATTCTTGTTGAGGGACTGCTCCTCAGCGAAGATGTAAAGTGGAGTAGTCAGTTAGAGAACCTACGAGTTGTGTTTCTCGTAACCCCGCTAGATCAATGTCTGGAGTGGATTAGCAACCGTAGAAAGTCTGTTGGAAATGAGAAGCCACTGAATCCAGCTAACACCACAAACCGAGTAGCCGTTATCGAAAGGGCTAGGCAGAAGCTAGTACAATTAGGGATTCACTGTTGTCGAGCTTCGGCTAGACAAACCCCTAGATTAATTCAATCTTGGATTAAGGAATATCATGCCTAAGATAGAAGATACAGAAGCTTCGGGATACCGTTACTTCATGAGCGATGAGCCTAGAGAAAACCTAGGTCCAATCCTGGTAGAAGACGACTCCATACTGGGTAAGGTAAAGGTCCGTGAAGCCAGGATTGGTATGGTAAGAAACGCTTCAGATGCTAACCGCAAGGCAGTTAAGGTTTACCTCAATCCTCTGCCCCATGTACGAATCGAGAATGCTAAGCCTTTGCAGGGTTGGTACAAATCAAAGCACGAACCAGGATCTATTCGCCCTAGACCCTGTTACACGGAAGCACTACTAACTGAACCTTACGGAGGAAGCTGTCCCATTCGCTGCCGTTTTTGCTACGTGAATTCAGGAGTAAGGGGTTATCGGGGAACGGGGCTGACTGTAGTACCATTCAAATACGGGGAGCAGATTAAGAAGCAATTGTCTCAACTGCGAAGGGGATCGGCAGGATACATCACCCCCTTTCACGAACCGTTCAACCCTCTGGAGAAGTTCTATCACAATACTCAACAAGCAGCTGAAGCCTTTACAGAAGTTGGATTGCCGATATTCTTCCTCAGCCGTCTGAACTATCCTGACTGGGCTATCGAGTTGTTGAAGCAGAACAAGTATAGCTACGCTCAGAAGTCTATCAATACCAGTGATCCAAGTGACTGGAAGAAGTTGTCTCCAGGGGCTCCCCCGCTAGATCAACAGTATGCTGATATTCGTAGAATCAGTGATAGCAGAATCTACGTATCTATCCAAGTCAATTCAGTAATTCCCGGAGTTACTTCTAATGAGCAGGTTGTTGAGTTGTTTAGGCAGTTGGCTAATGCTGGAGCCAACCATGTAATCGTTAAGTTTGTAGAGTGTGCCTACAGTTGGGTATCAGCGATGGTAGCCCGGATGGTTGAAAGCTTTGGAGATCGGGGAAACAAGTTTGCAGAACTGCTAACCCAAAACATCGGTGGAGAGAAGACGATTGATGAAGGTTATCGACGAAAGGCCCACGCTCTGTTTCGTCGCGAAGCCACGAAGCTTGGGCTTACCTATGCCATGTGCTATGAGTATGGTTGGGATTGCGATGATGACGGAAAAGTCCTAAGCAAGACAGGAGTTAGCCTAGGGCCAACCTACACGACATCAGATCAATGCCACGGACGAAGGGTGCCAGTATTCACCAGAAACTCTGCTGAAGAGAGATTCAAAGAGATCAAGGTTTGTCCGCCCTCTGGATGCCTATACTGCGCTGACGATAATAACGGAGTCCCGCGTTGCAAAGACCAACTGATGGGTGAAGCAACCGCCTTACGATTACCTGCTATGAAGAAGCCTATTCAGATTCCAGAGAAGAAGTAATGAACAAATCTAAGTCTCGACTGAATCTGGTGGAGTTCAGCAGGCAGCTGATTATCACGGAGGATTTAGACCCGCTCTACATAGCCTTATGGAAAGCAAAGCTAACGAAAGGCCAATTGTGTCGCTGGCTGGTAACCTACTGGTGTTACTACCACGCAGGATTGTGCTGCTGGGCTTCAGAACACGGAGAGTGGGACACCTTAGACAAGATCGCTAGAGGCGGAACAGACTATCCCCGAGGTACAGAGCGCAGGCATTTCAGAGGAGATTTAGCAATCAAGGCAGTAGCTAAACTGAGAGGGCAATTTAGTTGTGCCGAGGAGATGGTAGACTGGATCGCTGCTGGTGGTCCCCGAGCTGTCGGAGTCATGAATAGGGTAAAATCCCTCTATGGATTCGGGGAATGGATTGCTGGTAAAGTCCCTGATATGCTAGAGCGACTAGGGCTAGCAAAAATCAAGTTTGTTGAAGACGACGTTGACTACATGTTCTCTTCTCCGAAGAAAGGCGCTGAAGAGGTTTACGCTAGACGCCACGCTGGAGATTCTGACGGAAACGAGCATCAACGCCTATTGTGGTCTCACCGTTACTTGATTCGGCATTTGTCTGATCTGAAAGCCCCACCACAATATGAACGTGGAATCAATGTGCAGGAAACAGAGACCTGTTTTTGTAAGGTCTATGCCCACTGGAACGGGCATTATCCGATAGGCAAAGATTCGCACGAAATTCGTCTAGGATTGCTTCGGTACGGCCAGTGGGCAACTAGCCGTAAACTGCTTAAGGGCTTGCCTACGATGCAAGGAGGGGCTTAGGATGGGTATTAGCGTGGGTAGGCTAATTGCCGGGGGCATGCTGCTAGAGAATACCCCACTGGAGGACTATACCAAGGAGTTTGGGCTATGGGTAAAGCGGGAAGACCTGTCTTGCCCCAATCCTGGCCCTCACTTCAGCAAGACAAGAGGAGTCTATGCAAGGATCAAATCCAGGCCAGAGAAGATCATTGGGGCTCTCGACACCTACCATAGCCAAGCAGGCCATGCTGTAGCGAGGGCTTGTCAGGTACTGGGTAAGCAGTGTATCAACTACTATCCTGAGTACAAGTACGAGCCTGGTCCAAGAAAGCCTCAGTTGAGAGCGAAGGCATTAGGGGCTAGACTCGTTGGGTTGCCGGCAGGAAGATCAGCAATTCTGTTTCATCAAGCTAAGAATCTGTGTGAAGCAGAGTCAGGCTATATGATGCCTAATGCTCTGAAACTAGAGGAATCAATAGCCGAAACAGCCAAGGAGGTTCCTAGCCAACCATTTCAATGCGTGATTATCCCAGCGAGTAGTGGGACAATTGCTGCTGGAGTGATTCGAGGGCTTTACCGCCGCAAGCTAGTTCCGAAGTTGTTTATCATCCACCTTGGGTACAGTCGGTCTCACGAAGCAGTTTTGGAATACCTAGAGTCAGCTTCTGGAATTGCTGGAGTCAATATCGAATTGGTGGATGAGGGTTACGCCTACAAGGATCAAGCGAGAAAGGGAGAGATTCCATTATGGCCTTGCAATACTTACTATGACCTCAAGGCTTTCCGGTGGTGGATGAGCAACCGCGATGATTACGGATACAACCAAGTCCTGTTTTGGAACATAGGGTAACTGTATGATGAATCAAGACACTCCTGCTATCAATATTCGCTCTAAAGACTTAGCCCAGAACGCATTGGCTCTGAGAGAGCTACTGGGAAATATCAATCCAACAGAAGTGAATCGCGTTTGCGATATACGTTATGGGTTGGGGGGATGGGCTCAAGTAGTAATGAGTCGATTTCCGAATGCTAGAATGATTGGTTACGAGCAGGACCAACAAACCGCCGATATGTCCTGGAAGTCAGGTAGGGTGGATTTGCGTGTAGAGAGATGGAAGCCGAACGGTAAGAAACCGCCAGACTTATTGCTAGCTGATTTCAATACAGTAACAGTATTGAAGCGAGAGTTGTGTGATGAGGCCGCTCAGGTAGGGGCTAGGTATTTTGTGTTTACCGACGTAGCTTGTAGTTACTTACATTTGAATTGGCAGGCCTACAATCTGAGTTCACCCGATTTGGACGAATACTGGAGCAAATTCAGAGTCTCGGGATACCAGTTAGTGGCTTTCTCGAAAAAGCATCACTCGGCTAGTACGGCTTTGTATCTACGAAACGAAATCCCCCGCCGTTAAGCGGGGGATAAAGGGAGATTCGGGATTCTGAACTGAGGCGACTACAGCTTGGCAGCGACGGCCTTGCCCTTTGCCGTAATCGAGTAGACGATGACGCTGCGGCCATCCCGATCCTCATCCACGTGCTTCACCAATCCTAATGACACGAGACTCGGGAAATGCTTGACGTCGTTAGACTCGCGGGTGGCGTCATCCCAACTGCCCAGGTACTCGACGCAGGTAGCGACATCCACGGGGGCTTTTTCGGAAACCTCAGCCCGGGTGAGGGGCTTGTTGGCCTTCGCGAGAGTTTTGAGGATGCGGATCTGCGGCTTGCGCAGCCCTTCCTTCTTCTCGCGGGGAGCCTTCTCCGTCTTGGGGGCCTTTGCCGAGGGCTTGGACGACTTCGCCTTACCCTTCGCGGGATCCTTGACGGCCTTCTTGGTACGAGAGGCCCGCTTTGCCTTGGCGACCTTGGGCTCAACGGCAGTTTCGGTGACGGAGGATTCGGGGGTGGTTTCGGGCGACATGGTATGCTCCTAGTGCTTACCGTTTTGGTTTGGCTAGCCGAGAGGTAAGTGCCTCAGTTGGCCTTAGACTTCAGTCTACAACCTTAGTATACCTAATTGACGTCTGAAGTCAAGGGGTCGCAGCTTGATTTTCACAATATTTTCTGTGTGTTTCGTAACCAGTTGAGGAATAAGGACTTAGGATGCCAGCCAAATTGACCATTCTGCTGGATATGGATGAAGTACTGACGGATTTTGTAGGTGCCGCCTTGCGGGAACATGGCTGGACCAGGCACCGATTGGAGAAGGTGTGGACGCCAGGTACATGGTCCATAGTCGAGCCGATGGAAATGACCCAAGAACAATTCTGGCGTCCCATCAAAGCGGCAGGTACTGACTTTTGGGCACACATGGGGCAGACGGTGTGGTCTGATCTGATGTTGGATTTGGCTGACAAGCTTGGACCATGGTTGATCGTCACGTCGCCTAGCGTTTGTGCTGCGGCTGGAACTGGGAAGATCCGTTGGATGCAGAACAAATTCGGTGCTGACTTTGACCGTTACATCATCACCCCACGCAAGACAGCCTTAGTCAGACCGGATTACATTCTGATTGATGACAGAGAAGAAACAGTTCAGGCGTTTACCAAAGCTGGCGGTAGGGGAATTGTGTTTCCCTGTCGTCACAACTCGTTGCACTTACAAAGCGATAACCCCTTGGATTACGTTTACCGTTGTTATGTAGAGGAGTCCCGTCATGCACTTTCGTTTTAGGAATGTCAACGCTGCGTTTGCCAGCTTGGTAAGACAGATTCACAACCGAGAGATTCCAGTTAGGGAGAGCCCTAGTCGTGCTGGCCCAGTGTTGATGGTTGAAGAGCCAGTCACCATTACGTACACTCACCCTCGTGAGCGAGTCCTATTCAACAAAGAAAGAGACTGTAATGTTTTCTTTCATTTATTTGAAAGCCTCTGGATGTTGGCTGGTCGCAATGATGTTGCACCACTGGCTTACTACAACAGCCAGATTGCTGACATTGCCAGTGATGACGGTAAGACTTTTAACGGAGCCTATGGCTACCGTTGGCGTAGGCATGGACACCAAGGCCATTGCCGAACTGACGCTGGAGTTTGGGTTGACCAACTAGCAATTATCATCGACCAACTACGTAGGAAGCCTGAGTCACGTCGTTGTGTGCTGCAAATGTGGAACGTCGAAGATGACTTGCTGAAGATTGATGAAACGAAAGATTGTTGCTGCAACCTGTCTGTGATGTTTTCTATCAGAACTAACCATGACTCGCAAGACAGTGGTGGAGTAACTCCGTGGGGAGCCAGTATCGACGTTCCAGCAGACTACAAATTCTTAGACATGACGGTTTGCAACCGCTCGAATGATTTGATCTGGGGAACCTTGGGAACGAACGTAGTTACCTTTTCTGTATTACAGGAGTACGTAGCTAACTGCTTGGGAGTTGAGGTAGGATTCTACAATCAGTTTTCCAATAACTTGCATTGCTACACCGAGCGATGGGAACCAGAGAAGTGGTTAGCTGAGTATCGACCGTTGATGCTATGCTCTAATTGCCATCCAGACTATAAAAAGCACGATCTTGTGTTATTGTTAAAGCGGCCTTGCTATCGTTGCGGAAAAAACAGCGTAGATTTGCAAGTATTAAGCTCAAGCCACGGAGAGCACCCAGGAGCAGATCCATATGAAACTCAAGATTTGCTTTTCAATAACTCTATTCCATTGGTTCAAGACCAAGCTAGGTTTGATAAGGAGTGTGCTGCATTCATTGACTGCATTGATGGAGACTTCCAAGAGCCATTCCTGCGTGACGTGGCTCAGCCGATGATGGCTGCATTTCGTCGGCACAAGCGTCGCAGCTACCGCGACAACGAGGGAGCCTTGAACCTAATCGAGCGAGTAAGGGCAGACGACTGGAAGATTGCTGGGCGTAACTGGCTGCTCAAGCGTTGCGAAGCTTGGGAGAAGAAGGGAATGCCCGGCTATGGTATGCAACAGGAGACAACCTAATGGTGGAATCAGTATTGACAAAGTCTGATTTCGTTAGGCGTTATCAGTTAGGTGAGTTCGGCAACCACTCACCAACGTGGGCTAGGGTAGAAGACTTTCTTGCTGAACACCCATTGGGTGATGGACAAAAGTACCACTTACGCAATAGAGTTACTGGTGGGGCTACGTGGTATAATATAGATGAAGATGGGGTAGAATTTGCCTTCTATGACTTGCTAAATAGTGGGGTCAAGTCAGAGAGTCTCTATCTTAGTGCAATGGCACCCACGGAGTTAACGCTGATACAGGGCGAAGTGGTGCGTGCGCCTTGGGGTCTTTACCTGTACTACACCCAGGTAGCGAAACCAATGCGTGACGCTTTGGCTGAGAAGGCAGAGTCTGTTAGTGGGTTGACGGCACTGATGTTGTTGAAGCGGTACTTGTGCCAGCGTAGTTATGAGTGGTTGGAATACCTGCTGGATGAGTATCCTGGACACGCTGTAGAATTTTCTACGTACGGAAAATGCTGGGGTACAGTACCGGGGATGAATACAGTTTTCTGGGAGATTAGGCAGTACTGATTGGTGGTTGACTAGGGAGCATGACAACGTAGAGGTTGAGAGGGTGATATGCCACGAGTGCAAGATGAAAAGACTAACTATGCAAATTCTTACCGTTTCCATGGATTGGATCTTAGTTCAGACGAAGGACAATCTGAAGGAACATGCCCCTGGTGTGGTCGTGAAGGTAAGTTCAGTTTGAATTTAGATACGGGGGTGTGGCGTTGTTGGGTTTGCGGGGAAGGCAACGAGAAGGGCGGGGGTAACCTGCTGGCCTTCTTACGCAAGCTATGGGACTTAAGCGATAAAGCTACAGTTGACTATGCAGACTTGTTGGAAAACCGTGGCTTGCTCTACGAAGATACGTTGATGGCTTGGGGCGCCTGTCGGTCGGTATTGACCCATGATTGGCTGATACCTGGCTATTCGGCAAAAGGGTCTTTGGACCAACTCTACAGGTACGTAGACATTGGTGATAAGAAGCGGCTTAGACCTACTCCGGGCATGAAGCACGGATTACACGGGGTGCCGTTGTACGACAGGAATAAAACGTCTGTGTACTTGTGCGAAGGCTGCTGGGATGGTATGGCGTTGTGGGAGATGCTCAAGGGGGTAAAACACGGGGAGGATGGTAGTTTGGTAACTACAGCCAACCCTGAGCGTAGCTTGGCTGGTGAGGCGAACGTGCTGGCCATACCAAGTTGTACGGTATTCCATCCTAAGTGGGCTAGCTTGTTTGCCGGCAAGACCGTCAACCTCATGGTGCAGAACGACCACCCACGCAAGAATAAAGAGACAGGCGTGGTTTCAATGCCGGCTGGTTATGCTGGGATGCAGCGTATTGCCAAGCTATTGTATGCCGCGGATGTACCGCCAGAACAAATCAACTTCTTGCAGTGGGGGTCAGAAGGTTATAACCCTGAGTTGCCTTCTGGTTACGATGTAAGGGACCATCTAAACCTGGCAACTGATGTAGCTGGCAGGATTAAGCAACTGGGTACGTTACTGAAGAAGGTTGTGCCTGCGCCGGATGAATGGTTTGGTGATAAGCCTAAGAAAGGCCCTGGTGGTCAGGCTTTGGAGTGTATCCATTGCAGTAAGTATTCAGAGTTGGTTAATGCTTGGCGCAAGGCACTCAAGTGGACGCCAGGGTTGGATCATGCCTTGGCAATGATGTTGGCATCTATTGCCAGTACAAAGAGTGTGGGCGACCAGTTGTGGATCAAGGTAATTGGGCCGGCTGCCTGCTTGCGTGGTGATACACCAATTTGGGATCCAGTAGATAAGACAAGCTTGACAGTCCAAGAACGGCATAGGTTGCGTAAACCATTCCATGTCTGTTCATTCCATCGCAATGGCATGGTTATCGCTGAAGCCTATCCGCCAGTGATCTATCCTCCGGTAGCAATGTATCGAGTCAACTTCAAGTCTGGTGTTGAGATGCACGTAACAGAAGGCCACCAATTTTGGGAAGCCCCTGGTTACTCGACGCTGAGCGATATTAAGGGTAGAGTTGCGCGTGCTGGTCAGTCGCCAATCCCTCGTTATTATCAAGGGTCACTATTGCCTGATGCGGGGCCAGAGCGAATTGAAGACGATGAAATCATTTCTGTTATCCAAGAGGGTGCCGAGTGCTACTATGACTTTCACGTACCAAACTTAAATAACTATTGGGCGCAAGGTTACTTCCATCACAACTGCGGTAAGAGTACCCTATGTGAAGCGGTCAGCGTCAACACAGATTACGTGGTAGCCAAGAGCAGTATTCGTGGATTCCACTCTGGGTTTCGAGAGGATGGTAAAGACGGTGAAGACAATAGCCTCATCCCCTTAATAACTGGCCGAACACTAGTTACCAAGGATGGAGACACGTTGTTGCAAAGCCCCAACCTTAGTCAGATCCTTAGTGAAGCTCGTGACTTGTACGACTGTACGGCACGCACTCACTACCGTAACAAGATGGGTAAGGATTACCAAGGCATTCGCATGACTTGGATTCTATGCGGCACCAACAGCCTACGAGCGCTTGATAGTAGTGAGTTGGGTGAGCGGTTCTTGGATTGCGTAATCATGGATCGAATTGATGATGACCTAGAAGATGAGGTACTGTGGCGAGTTGCTAACCGCACGGAACGCAACATGGCCCTAGAGAGTAATGGCAAGCCGGTGAGCCAGTATGAGCCTGAGCTAGCCTACGCGATGCAACTAACGGGCGGCTACGTAACTTGGTTGCGAGAGATTGCCCAGGAACAAATGGGTACAATTACCATGCCTGAGTGGGCTATGCGGCTCTGCACTAGACTGGGTAAGTTTACGGCCCATATGCGAGCTAGACCTAGCATAAGGCAAGAGGAGGTAGCTGAGCGGGAGTTTGCCTCAAGGCTGGTTAGCCAACTAGTGAGGGCAGCAAAATGCCTAGCCTTGGTGCTTAACGAGCCAGAGACGGATGAGAAGGTAATGAACCGTGTTAAGCAAGTAGCCCTGGATACTTCACGAGGCCAAACCCTAGCCATTGCCAACTATCTGTACCAGTCAGGGAGTGGAATGCCTGTACGTAAGCTAGGATTGCTGTTAGGGCGTAGTGAGGATAAGCTGCGTCACATGCTACGGTTCCTAAAGCAGATTGAAGTGGCAGAACCGTTTGAGGCAAAAGTACAGCAACAGAAATCGTTATCGACGGCTATTCACTGGCGTTTAACTGACCGGATGTTTCAACTCTATCAAGACGTAACTGTACAAGACGAGTAAGGGAGGAGATGATGCCTTCATACACACTGCAATTCAAGGCTCAAGGTGTTAAGCACAGGTTGGCTTCAATCGACGCGCCTTGTGCTAACGATGCAGAGCAAGTAATTCAACGTACCCACCATATTGATCCTGGTACGTTAGACATCTGTCGGGCAGAGGTAGAGATAACTGATAACCCTCGCTCCCGCCAAGTTCGTGACACTCCAGAGAAGATTATTCATTAGCCATTGGAGCCCATCTTGCCCAGCATTGATGCACCGAAAATCCTAACCCATTATTGGCAAACTTCAGATCACAATACTGTTCAGTTGTACCAAGGTAATAGCTTGGATGTGTTGAAGCAACTACCTGACCAATCAGTTCACACGGTTGTCACTTCGCCACCTTACTGGGGTTTGCGAGATTATGGTACAGACAAGTCACTTGAAATCGGCAGTGAGGCAACACCTCAAGAGTTTGTGCAGGTAATGGTTACGTTGTTTCATGAGGTGCGTCGAGTGTTACGCAACGATGGAACTTTGTGGCTCAACTTGGGATCGAGTTATTGGGCTGGTTCAATTATGAGCGAGGGTAACGAATCCATTACGCTGAGAGATGATCTTACGCCCGATCAAATTCAATATGTTCTTGCCGAGCTTGCAACGCATTTCCGCAAGTGCGGTAAAATAGCTAAACCAAACTGACTCGTTAGTGTTAACCCGGCTATTGCACCCTTTACAAGTCGTAACTAAGTTATCTGGTTTATGATTGTTGTGGCTGTAGTCAATATGGTGAACGCTGTGAATATATCCGGATTCATTTTCTGTAATGCCGCAGAGCTGGCACGTAAAATTATCTCGCTTGCGAATTGCCCTTTTCAAGGAAGCATCAAATCCTGGGGTATACTTTCCACCACAGCCTCCTCGCCACATTGGATTAGAATCACCAAAGGAGCTAACCTTGGCCCTCCATTTAGGATCTTGTGCTAGTTTTAACCCCCGTTGGCGAAATTGCTCACGCATTTCTAGCGTCCAAGCAGATGCAATTTTGGATTTGGTTTCTGCAGAGTGCTTCCACCCTGATCGTTTTGGAACCCCTTTCAACTTGTCAGACATTGCCTTTCTGTGACTCTGGGTTCGATAGTAACTGGACTTACCTTTTCGTTTAGCTGCCATAGCTGCACGATATTCTGGTGTTCTTTGACTAGCAAGAAAACAACGTCGGCAGACTTTAGACTGACGATGCTTACGTTTTCCACAGATTGGGCAACGGTATCGCATGACCATAGGAGACTCCTGTGCATCTTACACTAAGCAAAGCTGACGTACCGACTAACCTGCAAAAGTATTTTACCGCTACCAAGCCGGTTTATAAATCCGGAGACTTAGTTGACATACCCCACTTGGTTGCTTTAGCATTACAGGCAGATGGTTGGATACTACGCCAGGACATAATTTGGGCGAAACCAAGTCCGATGCCGGAGTCAGTTAGGAATCGTTGCACCAAGGCCCACGAGTACATTTTCTTGTTTGTGAAGAAGATGGGGTACTTTTACGATGCTGAGGCAATTAAGGATAAGTCCATCAAACCTACACTATGGCTAGGTGAACAGTTTAAGTGTGGAGACAAGACTATTCACCACAAGTCAGCCAAGCACACAACCCCAGATCAAGAAGATGGGTTGCAGAACAAGAACCGAAGGTCTGTATGGACTGTGTCTAGTCAAGGCTACAGCGGGGCGCATTTTGCGACCTACCCGCCTAAGCTGATTGAGCCTTGCATTAAGGCAGGAACTAGTGAGAAGGGCTGTTGTGCTGAGTGTGGTGCCCCTTGGGTAAGGGTAGTAGAGGAGAAGAAGCTAACCAGAGAACGACCCAATGATTACGTCAAGCGTACTGGAGAGAAGGGTACTGGCAACTCATGTGCTAATAGTGTAGCGGGGGTAGACGTGAAGACTGTTGGTTGGAAGCCTACCTGTAAGTGCAATGCAGATGTTGTGCCTTGCGTTGTTCTTGATCCATTTATTGGGAGTGGAACAACGTGTTGTGTAGCAATCAGTCTTGGTAGGAATTCAATTGGTATTGACTTAAGTAAGCAGTACCTGGATCACAATGCCATACCACGCATCTCTGGGGAGTTGCTGGCTAGACCATCGCTAGCCCACTTGGTAGGTAGAAAGCCTAAGAAGCTCAACCTTGGTAAGAAACTGGCTTAATCCAATGTTGAATTTTAACTTGCCTTCTATATATATATATATATATTATAGTAGGGTGCTCCAAGGTATAGTATAATGGGTATAGGCTAGTAGGTAAATAGCAAAAACGTACAAAACGCAAAAACCTATACTAAGGCTAGGGTTAAGGGGCATTGAGGCAATTTATGTACGTAATCGACTCGGCAACCATTCTTGCTGCATCTCTACTAAACCAAGAAGCAGTTAGCCTGAAGGAATTGAAGTTGCTGGCATCTAAGGTTAGGCGGGCATTACCCAAATTTCTAGTGGACTTATCTCATCAGGCAATAAGCACGGCTATTGAAGATTACCCAAACGCATTTCACCGACTAGATGATTTTACGATTGCTAGAGGACCAACCATTGATGCCAAGTTTGTTGACTTGTTTTTCGTTCAGTCTCTTCCAGAAGAATCAAGAGCCAAGTTTCTCAACTGCTTCAACTAATACCTAAATGAGATGGAGATGGATTGGCTATCGATTGTAACTGCGCCACGTGATGGCACTGTGGTACTTACTGATGAAGGCACTGCCCGGTATGTTTCACGAGATCATTGGGCATCGCCAGTTACCGAGGGTTGGTATCTCTCAGACACAAGTGGGAACATCCCAAGCTGTGCCGACAACGGTATGGGTGTCTCGTCTATAGAACCAACTCTGTGGATGTCATTGCCTGTTCAAAGACCAGACGAAATCTTAGATGAAGACCAAGAAGCCCTGACCAAATTGTCGGTCAAAGAGTTGTACGCCAAAGACCATAAGATTATGGCAGAGATTGTTCAACGACGTTTGGAATTCTTACATCGAATGGCATCGCAGTCTTCTCTATCTGCACAACAAGTTCAATCCTATGTTGATAAGGGGCGGTCAGCTTTCCCTCTACCTATGGCTGATTGGGCTGCTGTGACTCTTGGTATCAAGGAGGACAGAATTACCTTAGCTAAAGATGGGGGCGTCGCTTTCTACCCCATCATCGCCCCAACCAAAGAAACCGAAACGGATGAATACTTGGAATTGTTCAAACCAGAAGTAAGGTCTAGGAAAGTCTAATGACTCAATCACCAATCAAACCGAAATTTCCTGTTTTGATCTTTGGGGCAGGATCACTAGGACGAAAGGTATTGGCTGACCTGCGCGCTAACGGTATTGAACCAGTTGCCTTCATGGACAACAATCAGCAACTGTGGTACACAACGATTGACGGCTTGACAGTTGTTCCACCAGAAGAGGCCCTATTGCGATATGGAACAGGAGTGGTTTGCGTGGTGGCTGTCTATAACCACTCTCAGGTTAGGAGTCAACTGCGAACCTTGGGTTTCAGGCTTGTTAATCAGTTCTCCAAGGCGTACCGGGATTGGATACCATCAGCATTACCTTTCTATTGCCTGGAGAAAGACAACCAGACAATCCTAGATAACAGAGAGTCTGCGGTTGCCGCCTCTGATTTGTGGGATGATGAAACATCTAGGGATTACTACAACAGTCAGTTGCTTTGGCATGATGACTTAGCTACTGGTTGTCTACCGCAACCTTGTCCAGCCTGGCAGACCTATTTTCCACCAGACTTGGTACAATTACGAGATGATGAAGTCTTCGGGGATTGTGGCGCTTACAACGGTGATACGCTACTCGCACTTCTGTACAAGACTGGGGGTAAGTTCAAGGGGTATCATGCCTTCGAGCCAGACCCAAGTAACTACAAGTTACTACGAAATACAGTCAACAGTTTAGACACCTCGATGTGGGGTAGAATTGGCACTAGACAGCTAGCCGTGTCAGATCACGTAGGAAAATTAGCCTTTGAGGCAAAGGGCAGTGTAACCTCAACAGTAGCCAATTCTTCTTCACTGGAGATACCGTGTTTCAGTTTGGATGGTTACTACGATGTTACATGCCTTGAGCCTCCCACTTACATCAAGATGGATATTGAAGGGCATGAGCTACAGGCTTTAGCTGGAGCAAAAGGTATCATTCAGCGGCATCAACCAATCTTGGCGATCTGCACTTATCACCACCTAAGTGATTTGTGGAGGCTTCCTCTCACTATCAAGGAGTCCAATCCTAGCTACAAAATGTTCTTCAGAATGTATGCTGAGGATTGTTGGGAGTCTGTGTGTTACGCAATTCCAGAACATCGTCTTATCAAGCCGTAAGGTGGGTTAGCTATGGATAACTATGGGCCAGGACTGTTTGTCATTGGGTTTATGGCAGTTTCACTGTTACTATTTATCTACTGTGTTTTCTGGGAGAACTGAAATGGCGAATCGAGCATTGCTGGTTGGTATCAACAAGTATCCCTCTGCGCCGTTGCAAGGCTGCGTCAACGATGTAGAGGATGTAGCAAACTTCCTCGTGGGCCGTTGCGATTTCAAGCCTGGGGAAATCATTATCATTACGGATGAGAGGGCTACCCACGATAACATTTCAGATGCCCTAGTAGACTGGATTGTTCATCCTTCTAGACCTGGGGATAGATTATTCTTTCACAACAGCAGTCATGGTACAGAGATGCTGGTTGATGGAGAGATGCACGATGCTATCTGCCCTGTTGATTTTGACTTCTCTTTGGAAACCGCATTGATTGATGAAGACTTTAGGGAGATATTTCGGCAGATTGCACCGGGAGTGGCGTTCAATTGGGTCGCTGATAGTTGCTTCTCTGGTGATCTAGCTCGAAAGTTGCCGCCCAAATACAACAGAGGTTGTCATATTACCCCTAGAACATTCCCTATGCCCTTTGACTTAGCTTGGAGTGTGCAGGCAGCTAAACTTAGAGGGGCAACAACTTCCAAGTTGTCTGTAGCTGTCGAGCACCTTAACGGAGCCCTCATTAGTGGTTGTGCTACAGACCAAACCAGCGCCGATGCTTACATTGAGGATAGGTATAATGGGGCTTGTACTTACGCTTTGCTAAAGGCACTGAAAGCAAGTCCTGCTGAACCACTGACGAAGATTGTTGCTACGATGAATGATTGGATGGATGCTAACGAATACGATCAAGACCCGCAGTTGAAGGGAAATCCTGAGATTTGCGGCAAACCGTGGCTCACAATTTAGGTAACATCATGCCTGACCTACCACAACGCCCGTTAGTACCGATTCGCTGGAATTGTCTGTTATGTGGGACGTGCCACGAAACATACAGAGAAGGCATTGTGCATTGCGCGGCGTGTGGAGCAGAACAGCAGCTTGCCGTTACGGAGGAGGCAGTAATGAACCCACTACCCCAACGCCTGCGCGACCTGGCAGTGTATTTGGCCCCTAAAGACGGAGTAACGTGTATCGAGGCGGCGGAGGTGATCGAGTCATATGGCCGACTGGCGGATGGAACAATTCCGCGTCCGAAGCAGCGGGTGTATTTCCCGCCTGGCTATTGCGAGTACGACAACGATGGGATCGTGCATCTCGCGGTGTCATACGAGGGAGGTTTGCGCCGATGAAGGACGCTTACAGCACCGAGCAAGCAGCCAAGGCGAAGGAGAAGCGATGAACTGTACTTGCAAGCAATGCGGCCTGGAATACGAGTACGATGATGAGACTGGCTACTCCGAGGATTTATGCGGCGCGTTTTGCCATGGCGTAAACAGTCAGCGTGAGAAGATCGAGCGTCTGACGCTGGAACTTGCCGATCGAGTAACCGAGGTCGGCCAACTGAATGTGTCGCTACGTGACAAGGATGCCAAGATCGAGCGGCTGAAGTCCGAGAATACCGCAATGGCGTATGACAGTCAGTGTTACCATGTGGCTGCTACGGAATTGTGGAAGCTGTATCCAGACCGGCCGTATGGCGGAAAGACAATTTGGGAAAT